AAAAACAGTACACATGGTTCACTTGAAAATTATCACCGAAGAGCTCTAAGAGATTTTAACAGAGACCAATTAGTAGAAGACTCTGATTTGGGCGTTGGTAGAGAATTAGATTTAAACGATATTAAAACCTTCAAAGATGGAATTTACCTAACTCCTTCCGCTGATATTAATAACTCCAGAAATTTTATTAATTTAGACACAGCATTTACTGAAATTAGTGCAATGCAAGGGCGCGCAAGGGATGATAGTAATAATGTTAGTTTTAATACTCAAATCAGAAACAGTCCCTTCTTTAATAGTGATAATATAGATAAAGGAGTAGCATTAGCAAATGGTAGTAGTAGTACTTATGATATTAGCAGTAAAAGATTGATGATTGACCATTTTAATAGACAGTCGCAAATTCAAAATTATTATGATTCTACTCATAATTTTAATAGAAGCTTTGATAGAACATTCGAATATTCGATGTCTGCATCAGGAGATACTAATCCCTCTAAAGAAAATAACGGGAATATATTCTTGAATTTAAAATTAGTTCCTGAATTTGGAATATATAATGGTTTTAATGAAAAGGCAAAAATAAATTTTCAACTTAAAGTAGGGGTTGATGATGATAATGAAATTTTAACAAGTACATTTTTTGTAAGTAAAATAATTGTAATGTCAACAAGTGGACGAGTTAATATTAAAAATCCTTCTTCATTTGGTACATTAGTAAAAATAGATTAGAAAATTCATATTTAGAATAATTAACTATTGTAAATTTAAATAGTTTAAAATATTAATTACATTTAAATATATTATATATATTTAAATGGCGCCTAAACTAGGTGGAAATGCATTAGCTCAGTTTAATAGACAACAAGCTAATATGAAAGATGAAAGCGGTATAAGTTCAATTCAATGGAAGATTAAGATGCAAGAATTGTTTACTATATCATGGGAAGGCGAATCTGGATATAAACAAGAACCAAATATTAATGTATCCTGTGATATATTTGATATTTCACAAGTACAAACATTTTCTGCAACTGGTATAACAATTAGTGAAATTGATTTTAATGACAATTATTTACGAGCAATACCTAATGTTGATCTTACCAATTTCACTCAACAAAAGTATGGTACAGTAGTAAGAACAATACAAGATCCTAACATTTTTGCTCCTATCCGAATATTTTGCAGTAGAAAAATGAATGTTCTACAGAATATAAACGCTTCATCACTTTTATCAGTTAACACAAGTAGTGGTGATGGCAGCGATGAACTCCAATATTTTGATGCATCAGGTTTAAACAAGCCAAATTTTAGTCATAATTATAAATTTGAGGTTAGTTCTCTAATTATTTCTGCTGGCGGGTTAAATTTTCAACCAACTAATGATGCGCGTATTACTTGTTCAGGAAATGCAAGTATAAAAAATATAAGTTTAATACAGACAAGTGAACACGAATACGGTAAAGTTTTAACATTATCTGGTATTAATTTAATTCATGCAGATAATTTAATAAATTTACAAGATAGCAATAATATTCCTAATTTTAATGACATTGAAATTAATGATATTGAGGGGTCATTATTAAGTGGATTAAACATTAGTGCTTCTGGTAGACAAGAAAAAAAAATAAATGATATGGATGAATTAGGAAATATACAATTTTCTAAAACTTTTGTTTCTGGTGATGTAGAATTTAATAGAACTGCTAACCCCTCGACTAATTTTAGTACTGGATTAAATAAATTTTGTATGTCTGGCAATGACGAACAATTTGAAATTAGTGAATATTTACATATTCCTGAAGCAATAGAGTCTTATCAAAATGTGGGTAATATATCTGGAGATTATGAAATAAATGGTCCAATATATTTTGGCAATGGTATAGTAGAAGATACTTTTAATATAGAAATTCCTAAAAATAATAATAATTCTAAGAAAATAATTAAAGAAATAAATGTTGATAATATGATTGGTCGTTCAGTATACGATAAGAATATTCAAACATTTGAATTTAATAATATAATAAGTACCAATATTGAATATACAATGATTGGTACTAATAATAATACGGATAGTAGTTTTGTTGTTGATAATCAAACACTAACTTTGTGTGGCAGTACCCCCTATCAATCAGCAATGGAGGTTGCGAATATTATAACGGGATTTAAACCATTAGGTGGGATCAATAGATTATTACATGTAGATCAATTTCCAAAAAAATATGATAATAATACAAGTCCATATACGAAAAAATTTGACTCTTTTACAAATACTCAATTATATCATGAATCTATTAATCATACAAATAAAGATAGTAAACGGCAATTTATTTACTCTTTGCCTGGTAGCCATACCGAGGAGAAAATTAATTTTTTATTAATGGATGAAAATCGACAAGAATTACAGCAAGATGTTCTTGTCCATAATAGTAATAATAGAAATGGTATAAAATTTTCGTTTGGGGTTTGTGTTTCATGTAATTATGATTTATCTATAGCAGGTAAGATAAGAGTAATGGCATCATCTGGAAGAATTAATATAAAAAATACTTCATAGTCCATAGTTACATAGGTACCGAATGAATTAGCAAGCGATGCACATACAATATTATTTTCTAATGCAACTTCTAGAGATGTAAGAAATTATAATAGGCGAATAAGTGGTTTAGTGTTTAATTTTGAAACTGCTAGTGGCCTGCCGTGGGACTCGTTAGAAGACTCATCATCACCCGAAATTCAAATTTATGATGAAAATAATGCAGAAATAATAGAAGTACACGTATTAAAATTACAGCTAAATTACCAATCGCTAGAGATGGTGCGGATCAGCCAATAAAAGACTTTCCTATATGGCCTGCATTATGGCTTTTAGGGTCTGAAGCGAGAGTTGGTATAGATTGGCCTAAGTGTGGTGAAATAGATATAATGGAGTATGCTTCTAATGTGTACGATATTAGCGGATATAGTACAGCAATCCATTTTTTTAATGAATCATTACAAATTCCTGCTCACGTTCTAAGTTTCGAAATTCATAACCTAGAAAACTTAGGTCTCCTACAAGCAGGTTATAATTTAGTAGATAATTTTAATGATTTTGAAGTACTAATTACCCGCGGCAATAGTAATACTGAAAATCAAATAGATATCATTTTTAATGGTATAAATATACATACATATCCTGGTACCGATGAAAATTCAGAACTTTTTGAGAATGTAGATGGGGGTGATACTAAATATTATGATTTGTTATTTAACATTGCTGTTGCTGGTAATTTTAACGGACCACCTTGGAGTGACATGCTGACGGTCGCGGAACGCCGAACTAGTGTATTAAATAATTTCTCAACTTGGACAGGTTCAGCAGAAATGATAATAAAAAATGTCACTGTTACTATGGAAGATATCGCATCATGATTTAACAGAACAGTAACGTTCCAACCGTGGTCCACGCAGGAAGCTGCTTATACTATGAAAGCCCCAACTATAGCTCAGGCTTCTTAATTTAGTGGTACTGTAAATTACACATTTAGAAATATAAATATATTTAGTTGCAATTTTATAGTTTAACTAAATATGTTAATTTTTTTAACTTTTATTATTGTATTATTTATATAAATGACTATTATAGATTTTAATGTAAAAAGACCACAAACACAAGGGTGGAGAATGTATGCCAATGAAATCACTAATAATGAACAAACTCAAAGCATAAACCTGTCTGGTGAAGAGGGCATAACTTATAGTGGAACTCTTACCCTCGATAAAGACGGAAACGCCCTCTCGCCTCCGATTAAATCAGAATATCAAATGCCCTTTACTGCGCAAAAAGATTTTACCTTCCCTCCTAACGCGGATACCCCCTCGTTGTCGGAGCCATCGGGTAAGATGGGTTTCTTAGGAAGAATTAAAAGTTTTTTACCTTTTTATTTATATATAAAAAGTAACGGGAACTATTGTACTGCCGGTAATGTATTTACTATAACAAGATATAAAGATAAAAATCCGATTATTACAGGAATAAAAGGTGATATATATCTCAATTATAAATTCTTTTACATAGGTCTCACTGACGCTGAAAGTTATTATTTATGGGTTCAACCAATTCACGACTACCAAGTTGATCTTCAGTGTATAATTCAAAGTTTTGATTGGAGTGATACTAAAGAGAACGGCTTGCCGGCCCCCTCGCTGTACTCATACGATCAATCTGTATTCGGAACGACGCCGGTCGAAGTTCAATATGGTTTAATACAAGAGATGGGAGAGGTGGCACCACCATTGCTCAAGGCTGACGGCGGGGTCGTGACCACAAATATCTACACCACAAATATCGAGGCAGATTATGTCTATGCCAGCTCAGGAAGAGAGTTGGCCTTGTCTGCATGGGGTGGCCGTGCGACAGCCACCGGCAGTCTCAGTGCCCGGCCCACGTCGCACCGCGGCGCTAGCATTATCCTTCGTGAATACAACATTGTCTACAACGGAGACAGGCATTTATTTTACAACAGGGGTGGCCAGCGATTTCCCGACGACACAACAGGCAAATCCGCTGACTCACTCGGGAGTACGCTGGGTCTTTTTACGAGCGGTAACGTATTCGCTGGTTCAGACGACCGACTCAAGCAGAATGAGGTAACTATCACACACGCTCTTGCCACCATACATAAGCTTAACGCCATGAAGTACCAGAAGACGTCTGTTATGAAGGACGCTGACTTCAAGGGAGACTTCCCGGAATCTTACGTAGACGAGGCTGGTTTCATTGCACAAGAGGTGTTGCAGATCCCCGAGCTGGCATATTGCGTAAATGAAGCACCTTACCCCGACCCGTACACCGGGTTAGTAAGTACAGAGAAGACAATGTACTTTCTGAATTACCAGAGTGTTTTTGTCTACGCAGTAGCAGCGATCCAAGAATTAGATACTATAGTTCAAACCCAACAAACAAAAATTGAAGGACTAGAGTCAGAAAACACATTAATTAAATCTAAAATTAATGAATATAATACCATAATAACAAATATGGCAGCATCAAATAATTTAGTTAAAAGTGAAAATACTCTACTTAAAGCCGAAAATAGTTTAATTAAGTCAAAATTAAATATAATTTTATCAGAAATGGGTAAAGAAACTATATAATAATTTATTAATTTATTGATTTATCAAACAATTAATTAATGAAGAGTTTTTAACTAGATATACAGTTGCTAAAATTACATGCGATTGTAATTTTGATTTAACAAAAATAGTAAAACAAAAAATTAATACAATAATCAACAAAGTTTACTTTATGATTCATATGGTAATATAGAATATATAGATGATTTAGATGGTTCAGATAATGAGTAAATGGTATATAAATATAATACACGATTTTTAAATACTTCAGGTTATATTGTTGAAGAAGGTACACATGATTATATCGCTCGCTTTGTAGGTTGCAGATATCATTGTGGTTAATATATATCTTAATTTTTTATTTGAAATACGTTTTTAATTTTTAATTTTAAAATTTTTAAAAATTAAAATGCAAACCGATTCTGGTAAAAATGAATTAACTTATTTTAATAGTTACATATACGCACTAACTCAAAACTTAAATCAAAAACTAATACCAGAAAATATAAATGTTATTGTAGATGGCGGTGCTTTTAATGGTGCTTATGCAATAGGAACACTCCTCTATTTAAAACAATTAGAAAAACAAAAATTAACAACTATTAATAAGGTATCCGGTACAAGTATAGGCGCTATTTTATCCTTTCTCTTTATAACTGATTCGCTATTTGAAAATATTAATTGGTTTGAAACAATATTAAATGATTTTAGAAGCACTTCGAATCTCAAAAAAACACACGAGATTATTAAAAATTTAGTTAATGAAAATATCGATGATGTCAAAGTATTAAATGATAAACTCTTTATTACTTACTATGATACTAATCAAATGCAACAAATAGTAACTAATAAATATAATTCAAAAGAAGAACTTATAGATATTCTTACTCGCTCCAGTTTTATTCCCTATTTAATAGATGGTAATCCTTTTTATAAAGATATATATTCAGATGGCATAACTCCTCATATTTTTAATCAAGACAATACAAATACATCAATATTTATAAATTTAATGTCTTTCAAAATCATAAAAGATAGCATGTGTACTAAGAACGAAAAAAATATTTGGAGTCGTTTAATGATAGGTGTAGTAGATGCTAATAACTTTTTTACTAATAAAAAAAGCGATTTAATTTCATCCATAAACGAATGGAAATCCTATGATTTCCTCTTCTTACGCGGAAGAGAAATACTATATGTATTATTTCTTTTTACTATTAAATATTATATTTCTCTCCACTATATTATTCCAATATCCCTATCCAATAATAAATACTTATTACGTATTATAGATATAATAAAGCTCCTTTTAAAAGATATTCTCTCTTTCGTTATTCTCTAAAAAAACTACTATTTTCTATTTTTGTGACTGAGATTTTTTTTCTGTTAAAAACTTGCATATTTTAGAGCATATTCAGTAAGCCCTTAAAATAGCTCAAATTCTCAGTCACAAACTTTTTCTCATTCTTGGATCGATTTTTTAAAAATGGACATAGTAAAAATGTCCATTTTTCAAAAATGGATTTGAGAATTGAAAAAAAACGAAAAAAATACAGTTTTTTCAGTTTTCTTATCAAAATGCTTTAAAAATTATTTTTTTTCCAAAAATATTTTGTGACTGAACATTTTTTTTTCCGAATTTTCCAAAATTTGGAACTTTTTTTGTATCATAAATTGATACAAAAATGATACAAAAAAAAGTTCCGATATAAATATCTTAAATTCATCTAACTATATTGGGTCCAGTTATGGTTTTATCAATTATCAACACAAGATAATATTTTGAAACCGTAAAAATATTTTTATAAAATGATACAAAAAAGTTCCAAAAAGTTCTGCTAGATTTATGGAGTTAAACATATATAATTTTTTAATCGAAAAATAAATGATAATTTATATAATTTTTTAGTTTAAAAAGTTAATATTATAAGATTTTAGGATACAAAATGATACAAAAATGCGCGGAAAAAAGTACAGAAAATTTCATTTGTAAATTATGTGACTACAAAACGTCTCGTCGCAGTCAATTTAATCGACATTTATTAACACAAAAACATAAAAATAATGAAAATGATACAAAAGATACAAAAAAGGTTCTAAAAAGTTCAGCTGGTTATCTATGTGTCTGTGGTAAAAAGTATCAGCAAAAACAGAACTTGTATAGACATAAAAAAACTTGCGCAGAGTTTTTGGAGGAAAATAATTTGGAGGATATAATAGAAAATACCAATGATGAGAAGACGAAAGAATTAATTTTTAAACTGGTGGAAGAAAATAGTGAAATAAAGAATCTTATGTTTAAACAGTTTGAAACGATGCAGAATCAAATTAGTGAGTTAATTCCTAGGATAGGAAATAACAATACTGTAACTAATAAACAAAAGTTCAATATTAATATTTTTCTAAATGAGCATTGCAAAGACGCCTTAACAATGGAAGAATTCATAAAAAAAATACAAGTTACTGTTGATAATTTATCAGTTACAAAAGATAAAGGACTAAGTGAAGGTGTTTCCAATATATTTATTGAAAACATGAAGAAATTATCTCTCTATGAGCGACCGATGCATTGCACTGATAGTAAGAGAGAAACAATTTACATTAAGTACGAGGACAAGGACAATGTAGGAGGCGAAAATAACAGTAATGGGAAATGGTTTAAAGATGATGATAATAAGAAAATAAAAAATGTAATAAATGCAGTTACACATATTCAAAGGAAAAATCTAGATAAGTGGATAGAGGATCACCCTGATTGGGAAACAAACCCAAAATTGCAGAATGAATATTTGTTGTTAGTAAAAAATTGCACCGAGGACCTGAGAGAAAATAATAATGAAAATAAAATAATACGGAAAGTTTGTAATGAAATAAATTTACCAAATGGTTCTGATAATGACCAAATTGAATAGTAACCTAGATATAAAATATTTATATTTTAAGTATTTTATATCATTCATTTGCTTTTCTTCTCTCTTTGCTACGCTTTTTAGTTTTGGGAATATATCTCAAAAAATATTTCTCATATTTTTTTGTGTATTTTTTATCCTTTAATTTCTTATATATATTAGCTTTTTCTGCACGAATGTTTTGTAATGTATCTTGTTTTCCATAACACTTAGCAGTAAATCTCTTTAGAACACCAGTTTGTTTGAATCGGTTTCGCGCTTGCACTTTAAATAAGTATTCTGCAATACATAATATTCTCTCTGGATTATAATAAGGTTTATTAGTGTATATAAATGCCAAATAGAAGCTTAACATGGTGTCAATTGTAGCAATTTTAATAGTTTTATTGTTCTCTTTAATTGTGTTAAAATTATGGCATGCCTGAGTTTTATAAATAGAAATTATACTAATTTTATTGACTTTTACTATATAGTGTTCAGGTATAATATCATCAATGCCATCGACCTTTTCATAAGAGATTTCATCATTTTTGGAGATAGCTGGCATTCTTTCTTTTATAATTTTTACAAGTTTTTCAGTGGATAATTTTGGAGTTGTAGAGAGAACATCGAATGTAGGATTATCAATAAGAATCTTTTTTTCGACGGATGATATGTATTTGCTATAAAAAAGCATAGCAAAACCGCCGAAGAAAACCATGCCATCTTTTATAGCAGCATCTTTGATTATTGTAAATAAATTTTTTTTATTCGTATTTTTAATATTGAATTTGGTTATAAAATTCTGAATATTACAATCCTTAGTTTTTATAGGATGGTGTTTGTTTAACAGCGTGAGTCGTTTTAGTACTTTTTCCCATCTACTAATATCGCCAGCTGGTCTTGATAATTCTAGATAACAGCTCATTCTTAAATAGTTGGGAGGAGTATAACAGAGGCCATTTCTAACTAATTGGTCTTTTTTTAAATTATTATATATTGTTTCATTCATTTGTGTAATATCAGCGATAGGTATAAAATTAACAAAAACTTTGTATGTGCCAATATGTATACCGGCTTTGGCTTCTACGTCACTAAATCCTTTCTTAGCGTAAAGGTCGGCTAATTCTTTGGCGTCATCAATAGCTGTAGTAGAAAAGAAGTCGTAATCTGGAATATCATAATTAGGGTTGTAGAATTGGTCATATTTAGGTAAAATATTGTTAATGGCAGTTCCGCCATAGAGAAGGAGTTTTTTCTTTTTAATAAAATCTTCGATGATTTTCAAGATGTCTTTAATAATTTTAGAGCGTATATTTTTTTTAGAAATAAATTTATCAGCTTTATCCATAGCTTCTCTCAAAATTGCTATTTCTTTCTCTTGGAATTTATCATAATTAATATTATTATTCATGATATATTATTTTGAGAAAATTAAATATTGTAGTTGTAAAAATCGCTTTCTATTTTTCTGGTGGCATAAGAAAGTTTAGGGTCCTGTTTTGCTGGTTTACTTATTGTAACTGGTATAAATCTTTGACTGTCTGGTTTAAGTACAAAAGCCGCACTATTTTCATTAAAAAATTCAATATAATGCTGAAGATTAGTATCCATTGTCTGAAAAGACATCGCGCAAAACTGACAACCATAATTCCTTGCTATATTGAAATTCGGGTTTGAGCCTCTATTTCCTAAAGTTGGAATAACAATACTCATATTTCTCTTATTAAAATCTGTTAAGTCCAAGTCTTGTGTGAACTTGATTTGGTTATCTGTCATCATTCTCATAAATACTGAACCGGATGCTATATTTACATATTCATCGAACTTCGTATGTTGATATATAGGATTTGACGCATCAACTGATATTATTATTTTACTATTTAAAGAGCATAAGGATATAGCACCTAGATTTTGACCACCATGTTCGGGATCTTTAAACTCGAAACTGAATTTTTTACCTAAAGTTTTGGAATTAAATTGTCGATTTTCACTTATTATATTCGCGAGGTTATTATACATCTTACAATTATTACTCATGATTCTGAAATGAAGAATTAATGGGTCCTGGAAATTTGGGCATGTTCCGCTGCTAAATGCTTTCTGCACTATCATATCCAATGCTTGAGAAATAGGTATATAGTTATATGTCTCTTTCACTGTAAAATCTTGAATGCTAGATGTAGCAATTACAGGTTGGTCATTCATTGAATAAATTTCGAAATCTAGGAATCGGACACCTTGTGATATACATGTAGATAATGCACATAAATTAACGAAATCATTTCTGAAGTTACCTGGTGAGCAGCAATTAAATGCCGATTTTATATAAAAATCTCTTAATTTGTAAGTATTAAAGTTAGGATTATTGGATACAGAATTTAGACGGGGGACGATTGGGTATTGCGCTAATAAATTTTTGCAGTTAGCTTTATCTAATGTGAGTTTATGATGAATATAGAATATGGTAGAGACAACTAAAATGATTGAGATAAGGATAGAGAAAAAGAAAATTTTATTATTTTTCATTTGCTCCATTGTTTTTTTTGCATAATCGACAGCTTTTTTATAGTTTTCGCCAGTATTATTTAATAATGTTTTACTATCACTCATATATAATATTAAAATATATAAAAAACTTAAACTTACTTAATAATAAATATATTAGAAATATATAAGATGCCTGGTGGGCTATTAAATTTAGTATCTGAAGGAAATATGAATAGAATACTTAATGGTAATCCCAAAAAAACATTTTTTAGGGCTACATATTCTAAATATACAAACTTTGGTTTACAGAAATTTCGGTTAGATTTTGAAGGATTACGAATATTAAGATTAACTGAGGACTCTGAATTTACTTTTAAAGTACCAAGACACGCTGATATGTTTATGGATACTTATTTTGTTGTAACATTGCCAAATATTTGGAGTCCAGTTGTTGAAATGGTTCCACCATTACCGGTAGATGTAGATGTAGATGATGGACAGACTGCCAAAGGTATGGTAACAAGAAATTTTTGGCCATATGAGTTTAAATGGATAGACAATTTAGGTGTACAAATGATTAAAACCGTCCGTTATAAAATAGGTGGAACAGTTATTCAAGAGATGACTGGGCAATATTTGTATAGTATGGTTCAGCGGGATTTTTCGGAAACAAAAAAGAAACTATTTGATGAAATGATTGGAAATACAGCTGAACTTAATGACCCAGCAAATTATGGTGGTAGAAATGGTAATTATCCAAATGTAATTTTTCATGAATCATGGGGACAAAATATGGAAGATGATTCTATTGGGGCGGAACCATCGATAAGAAGCCGTAAAATATATGTACCATTAAACGTATGGTCAACATTATCTAGCAAGTTATCAATTCCTCTTGTAGCTTTACAGTATGAGTTTTTAACAATTGAAGTAGTTTGTAGACCATTACAAGAGTTATTTGTTGTACGATATATGCCACCAATGGCAGGGGACTGGACAAGTGACGGAACAGACATAGCTAGAACTTATAATAATATTATGAATAGAATAAAAGCAGACGTATCTGGAAATTTAATAAGTGATACACAAAAAGATGATTTAGAAAAAGTAAATCTAGTAGGGACGTATGTCCAACCGAATCAAATTTTTGAAAGATATGCTATGTATAGATTTTTACATGAACCAGTATCTCCAGATGATAGCCATGACCAACAAGATAATACTCGTAGCAGATATAATAATGGAACTATAAGTGGAACTAATATGGATCCATATACCAAAAAAGATAGTAATTTTGCTAGTGATATACATTTAATAAGTACATATGCATTTTTAGGAGATGAAGAGCGGAGAACATTTGCAGAAACATCGCAATCCTATTTAATTAAGGATGTGCAAGAAACGACATTTTATAATAGAATAGGTAGTAATACAATTAGATTGCCTAATAGCAATGGTTTGGTTTCATCCTGGATGTGGTTTTTTCAGAGAACTGACGTAAATTTAAGAAATCAATGGAGTAATTATACAAATTGGGCATCAGATACCTTACCGTTTAAAGGAACAACTAATTTTATGGAGAATTATTATAAACATTATATACCTGAATTTTTTTATGAATATTGTTCGAATAATTTAAAAAGTAATAGTAATCCAGCTACTTGGGATAATGTATCTTTAAATAATTTTGGTTATCACTTTTTTACTCCGAGTGGAGATTCGTTTTCAAGAGATTTATTACCAGATGATATACCAAATTATTGGTATAATAGAATAGATTCTCCAGATAAAAATAATCAAATCGGTAGAATTTTAGGATTAGGACAATATAGAGAGCCTGTTGGTGATTGGAGTAATTTACCTAATCCATTTTTAATTACAGGACCACTGCATGTAGAGAATGAAAAAGAAATTATGAAAGAGTGGGGTTTACTATTAAATGGAAAAGTACGAGAATCTGTTCAAGACGCTGGTGTATTTAATTATATAGAAAAATACGTAAGGACGCCAGGGAATGGCAAGTCAGGATTATACTGTTACAATTTTTGTTTGGATACAGACCCATTTAAATATCAGCCAACAGGAGCAATTAATTTAACTAAATTTAATGAAATAGAATTTCAGTTTAGCACGATATTTCCACCGCAAAGAGATAGTGTCAATGCATCAGAAATACTAGATAATAATAATAATGTAATAGGAACAAGTAAGCCATTATCGCGTTTATTTGAATATAATTATAATTTACATGTCATGGAGGAAAGATATAATATATTATATTTTAATTCTGGGATGGCTGGACTTATGTTTAGTAGATAATATAATAATAGATAGAGTTAAATATATAAATATTATTTGACTTGTTAATATATAATGGGTGGAGGATTATTAAATTTAGTATCAGAAGGCACAAAAGATTATATATTAACAGGTAACCCCTCTTTCAGTTTTTTTAAAGTTACATATTGTACATATAAAAATTTTGGTTTACAAAAATTCCGCGTTAATGTAAATGGGTCTCGAAGTTTAAATATGACGACAGATTCACAATTTCTATTTAGATTTCCACATTTCGCGGATTTAATATTAGATACATATTTTGTAATAAATTTACCAAATATTTGGAGTCCAGTTGTAGAATTAGAACCGGCTCTGAATGTCAATGCTAATTCTGAATATAGCAACTTATCATTTTTAGAAAGCACATCACCACCAACGCCAGGAACTTTTGTAACAAGAAACTTTTGGCCTTATGAATTTAAGTGGATTGATAATTTGGGTGCTCAAATGATTCGACGAGTTAGATTTATTATTGGTACAACCGTAATTCAAGAAATGACTGGACAATATTTACTAAATATGGTAAGTCGAGATTTTTCTGAAACGAAAAAGAAACTTTTTGATGAGATGATAGGAAATACTGCGGAGCTTAATGACCCGGCAAATTATGGTGGTAGAAATGGGAACTATCCAAATGCTATTTTTAATGAGTCATGGCAAAATTTTGGAAGTGAACCATCGATTAGAGGGAGAAAGATATATATTCCTTTGAACTTGTGGTCAACATTGTTAAATAAGTTACCAATACCACTAGTAAATCTAAGTAGGAGTACATTCTCGGTAGAGATAACTTGTAGACCAATACAGGATTTATTTGTAGTAAGATATATACCAGCCAACAGACAGATAGCGGAGAGGTTTAATGAGATTATGATAAGATATAATTATGGATTTTTAGAGCCTAATAATGACCCAAGATGGAGTATCGATAAATTAGAATTATATTTACAGGATATACAGCAAGTAGGTAGTTATGTGCAACCAAATCAAAATGCTGAGCGATATTCATTCGTGAGGTTTGTAAATCCAGTATCACCTCCTAATTCAAGTGATAAAAGAAGACGTAATGGAACAGTTAGTGGAACATCTCTTGATGATTATAATAATAAGAAGAGTTTATGGTTTGCTGATGCACATATTATGGCAACATATGTATTTTTAGGAGACGATGAAAGAAATGATTTTTTAAATAGACCATTAAAATATTTGATTAGAACAGTTCATGAGACGGATTTTCCAGGATTAACAGAAAAAAACACTTTACGTGTAGAATTAGATGGATTAAATTCATCGTTAATGTGGTTTTTTCAGAGGTCAGATATAATTTTAGGAAATCAGTGGAGTAATTACACAAATTGGAATAGCGAAAATATTACTTATCCAGTAATTACAAATTTAACGAATAGTAATACTTATAGGAGAAAATTTATTAATAATTTTTTATATAAAATGTCTAGTAAAATGCAGCGGTCTATTGGAAATCCAGCTAACCTAGATAATACAAATATAACTAATTTTTCTTATAGATTTTTTACATATTCATCGGTAAATGGTGATATAAGTCAGCAGAATTATGATAGTACAGAAGGAGAAGTTATTGAAACTTTAAGTAATGCCCCTGAAGAGAAAGCACGTACAGCAAGAAATAATGGTAAAGGTAAATTCAAGGATATAATAGGTGATTTTAGTTACTTAAGTAATAAATTTCAAATAACGGGACCATCACATAAAGAAAATAGAAGAGAAATTATGCAAAGCTGGGGTCTAGATATAAATGGAAAATTAAGAGAAAATTTATTAGATGCTGGGGTTGTTAATTACGTGGAAAAATATGTAAAAACACCTGGAAATGGTAAATATGGACTATATTGTTATAATTTTACATTAAATACAAGTCCGTTCGATTATCAACCTAGTGGCGCAATAAACATTAGAAAATTCAAGAATAATATTAATATTGAATTTAATATACTTGCGGCAGATAAGGACCCTAACGCAGAAACCAAATTAATAATAGACTCATCCGGTTTAGTGTATAGTATAAATAGAGCTAACTGGGATATATTTTCACATAAATATAATTTACATTTAATGGAGGAAAGATATAATTTTCTTAATTTTGAAAATGGAGGAGTTCAAATAAAATATAATTAGCCAACTAGTGAAAGATTTACTTGTTGACTAACTTGAACAAATGTAGTACATTTAGCCATTTGTTTTATTGTTGGCGCATTTATATATGTACATGTACTTCTAAGCCCTCCCAAGTAATCGTTTATAGTATTTTCTAGTGGTCCTTTATATAAAACCTTTAGATTTCTTCCCTCAGATGACCTATAAACATTCATTTCTCCAAAATGTTTTTCCATGGCAAATTTCGAACTCATACCATAAAACATTTTATATTTTTTACCATCGCTTTCTTCTATAACTTCACCCGGATTTTCGTCATGACCAGAGAATAGACTACCACCCATAACAAAATCGGCGCCAGCACCAAAGGCTTTAGCCATATCGCCAGGACATGTTATACCACCATCAGCTATAATACAACCATCTACACCATGAGCCGCATCCGCACATTCAATAATTGCTGATAATTGAGGCATTCCAACGCCGGTTTTAACGCGAGTTGTACAAACCGCGCCTGGACCAATACCAATTTTAACTATATCAACAAGACCATTCAATATAAGTTCTTCCACAACTTCTCTCGTTACAACATTTCCAGCTACTATATTTTTTTTAGGAAATAATTCTCGTATTTTTCTACAATAGTGAACAAGATTGCTAATATAACCATTTGCTATATCTATACAAATCCAATTACAGTTGATTTTTTCGAAAATAGATTGTAGTTTTTCAATAGAGCCATCTAAAATTCCGGTAGATATCATAAATAAATCGGGGGCCATTTGTCTTTTGTTGCATTCGTCAATAATTTCTTCTTTGGTATAAAATTTGTGTAGAGCTGTGATAATTTTTTTTTGAGAGAGAACATCATAAACTTCGAAAGTTCCTATTGTATCCATATTTGCTGCTATAATAGGAATGCCATCCCATTCATTCTTTGAATTAACAAATTTAAATTTACGGTTTAAATCTATTTCTGAGCGACTATTAATTGTACTTCTTTTAGGGCGAATTAAAACATTACTAAAATCTAATTTAACACCTGTTTCAATCTTATTCATATAATAATTTTGAGCAATTATATATTTAATATCTTTTTTAATATATATATATGGTTGATAAATATGAAAATTTTGAAAATATAGAAAATGTAAAAGAAGGTAATAAAAAAGATAAAAAAAAGAATATTATGAATTTAATAATTACAATATTTCTGAGTTTAATGATTATTATTAAACTTTCATGGTTTGGTGCATCGCTGTTATTTTATAAGTGGGCATCGAAAAAAGAGACTAAATGTAATAGTGGAAAAACACTATTTGATGTAATTTTTCCTAATGAATTATCAAGTAATTTAGGAAATAGTAAAGCGAAAGAGCAAATGGGTGGGGAAATGATGAATTGTATAGAGCGAAATAAAAATTTAGATAGTATATGTTCAAGTTCATCAAGTGGAGAGAGTAAGTATAAATTTAATTTTAAATTCCCGGGATTAAAAGAATGGAGTTTTAAGTCCTTAGATAATACGAATAAGACAATTAATAGTATGATTAAAGCAATATTAGATGTTTTACCTGATGGTGACATGTGTTCAATAACATTTTTATTAGGTGGTCTAGTAATACCTTTTATTTATATATTAGTATATCCAGTAGCGTTTGTGGCATTATTAGTAAATATGTTTACACAGGCATTAGAATATAAATTTTACATATTGTTGAGTGTTCTTATATTGGGACTATTTTTGGGATATAGTTATATATTACCTACTATTTTTTCATTAATAATGCCGATATTTATATTAATAAAATTGCTGTTTTATCCATTAGCTAGTGGAGGAAAAGATACACTATTAAAAATAGTACAAATGAATATGAAGATAATAAATATAATTATTCTTTTAACATTAACATTAGTAGTGGGTATGATGTATAGTCAGTTTTCTAAAAATGTATACATAGGTATAATAATTGGATTTGTACCGATTTTTTTCATTTATTTGAATAATATCTTTAACTAAAAAAGTAATATAAACATATAGTTAAGATTAATAAATATAAATTTATGTTAGAATTAAATGTTAATGAATTACCATTCGTAAGTGTATGTACACCGACATATAATAGAAGACCATTTTTTGAAAATTTAATAAAGTGTTTCAATAGCCAAACCTATCCAAAAGAAAAGATAGAATGGATTATTGTAGATGATGGTAGTGATAAAATAGAAGATTTGGTAGAAGGCTTAGAGTGTGTTAAATATCATAGATTTGAAGAAAAGATGCCATTAGGTAAAAAAAGAAATACCACACATGATTATGTTACTGGAGATATTGTAGTATATTTTGATGACGATGACTATTATCCTCCAGAAAGAATAGAACATGCGGTAGAAAGACTATTAAGTAAACCGGAAGCACTATATGCTGGTACAAGCACATTAAATCTATATTTTCATGATTTAGATAAAATTTATCAGTTTGGTCCATATAGTAATACACATGCTACAGCGGCAACATTTGCTTTTAGAAAAGAATTAATAGAAAAATCTAAATATGAAAATGATGCGCCTCTAGCTGAGGAAAAATTCTTTTTAAATAATTATACTTACCCTTTTGTTGAGTTAGATAGTAAAAAAACTCTTTTAGTTGTTGGACATAGACAAAATACATTTGATAAAAAAGCTCTTTTAATAGATAAAGTAGGTAATTTGGTGAAAGATACTGATTACAAATTGGAAGATTTTATAAAAGATGAAGAGTTGCAAATATTTTATAAATACAAATTAGATGCTCTTTTAACACATTATGACCCAGGAAGACCAGAGATGAAAGAAGATGTGATGAAACATTTAAAAAAAATGCAAGTAGAAAGAACTAAGACAATGGAAGATATAATGAATAAACAATTACAAGCAAATAATACTATGAGAAATGGTCTTATTTCTTTGGAAATTAATGGAGAAAAAAAATATATAAATACGGAGGAAACAGTTCAATTACTAAGACAACAACAATCGGTTATAAATCAACTAAGACAAGTTAATAATAGTAATAATAATAATAGTAATTATGGAACTATTCAAATTGAAATGAATGGTGAAAATATAAATTTAAATAACGAGGATGTAGTAAAATTATTAACGAAACAACAGGAAGAATTAATAAGTCTTAATAGTCAAATAGAGAAAAAAAATGAAGTAATAAATGATATTAAAAAAACATTACTTTTCATTTAAAAAAAAATTGAAGTATTGTATAAAATACTAGAAGTAAGCTATACAATATGACAAATAATGCCGATAATGCCAATAATGTAGATAATGCAGATAATACAGATGATGTATTTGAACTCTATGCCTACAGGAATAAATCTAAGGGGTTATATTACTCTAATCTAGAGGAGCAATATATTGTAAATGCAGTTACAGGAGAAAAATATCCTTGGAAGGTTGGTACTTTAGACGAGCAGCGTCTTTTTAAGGTAAAAGATACCACTATGTCGCGCCTCAAATACAGTGGTCGAATTAGTCAAACAGCTTATTATAAGGACCCATATCAATATATGATTCACAATAATGTTCATTTACCAAATACTCTCATTGATGGCTGGAAAAAGCGAGTAGAAGAACTAACAAGTGGTTTCAATTAAATTATTATAATCAGAATTGCAGTTTACTTCATTATCACTATTTGTATTTTCTTCTGACTCTAAGTCAATTTCATTGTTTAGTTTTGAAATAAATCTATATAGTCTAGTTATGTCTAATTTATTTACTTCAAAATTTTCTAGCATATTTATTATAATAGAGGTGTCATATTCTTTTAATTTCAAAAAGAATGACAGTATGTCTTTTTTGTCAATATTAAAGATCTGGCAAAGATTATTTATGAAAATATTGTTATTATACTCTGTACTGTATTTAGTAAGAATTTTAGTGAATCTTATAGAATTTCTGCTAATTTTCTTAACATCAAGATTTGAATTATGATATAAGTAATTATTAAAGAGTATTTTAATAAGTGAGCTTATTTCATTGAATTGCCATATCTGTTTTTGAAAAGTGATTCTATCTATATAATCGGCAAAACAGATATTATTCAAAAACTTAAGATATAATATTATGTTTTTTTCATTATGTTCACTTATAAAGGTATCAATTATATTTTCGTGCCATAAAAGAGCAACTATAGTTCTCTCTGTATCACAGATTAAATTATTGTGATTACTACTTGTATGTTTTTCAATTATTAATTTGTGAGTAGTTTCTTTTGTGTCTTCATTTTTTAATTTATAGGCTAAGATAGAAAAATTATCTGGATTGTCGAAGAAATCTGGGTTACTTTCATATAGGTCTAAAATAATCTTAAGTTTTCTCATATCATTTTGTGAATAGTCGGCAATTAATTTATTTATGGATTTAGACATTTTGTTATTAGTGATTGTCTGATAATTTTCTAAAATATTCGCAATTTGCTTATCATTTGGTAATTTTAACTCAAAAGTATATGATACTTTTATTAGTTCTTTGATTTTTTTATCAATAAAATTATTGCCTATACAGATAATTGGCAGATTGCAAATTTCTTCACCCTTTTGCTTTTTGGTTTTTTTAGGTCGAATAATTTTAATTAATGAATTAATTCCACCTTTGTCGCCGTTGTTCATACTGTCTATTTCGTCCATTAAAATGGCGGTTGGTTTTATCTCATTTTTTAGAATACTAATAACACTTTTATTAGATATGTTATTTTTTGTAATTAAATCGATAATATTTTTATTTCTTATTTCGCCAGAGTCATATGTGATTTTTTCGAAATTAATATCATCTAATAATTTAGTTAAAAAATGAGTTTTACCGCATCCTGGTGGGCCATATATGTAAATACCTCTCTTGTTTTGTAAGTTTTTTTTATTTTCATTAAAATTTAATAAAATATTTTTAATGTTATTATAAATATTTTCTCTCTCAAGTATTGAATTTATATCTAATTTATCCATTTATTGTATTTTATTTTATTATTTTTAAGTGAAATTTTTGATAATCCAGTTAACGATAAATTATATTTTAATAGTTCACAGCATTTATTGGAATTATATATAGTTGCTAGGTGAATTAAATAATTTATATAATTGATATAGATAACATTTTTATATTTAAAATTTGTATTTAATAACCAAGTATTGAATTTATTTTTTGTAATGTATTTAAATACAAAAATTGCGTCTTCTCTAACTATATCTCTTATATAAGAATGATATCTTTGAATCTCCCCTTTAAAAAAAATTTTTTCTATCATAAAATTATATTTTTCATAATAATATTTATTCAAGAAAATTAGATTGGCTGGTTTTAAATACATGAAAATAATGTCTAGAATTTCATGGGGAAGATTATCTAAAATATCAATGTTCATATAATTAATATTGATATTTTTAATTGTCAGTATCACAAACTTTAGAGTTGTTAGTTATACCTGTCCAAGATACACCGCATGACCTAGCCCATTTAGATTTTTCACAATCACTATTATTACCTTTAAATTTATTAGAATTAAAATCCATTGGTCCTGTGCAATTGCCTAAATTTTCTGGATTTTCACATTTATCATTTTTAGCAATCCAAAAATCTGGACATTCTGCTATAACCGGTGGGAACTTTTTTGAAAAACGATTTGCATATAAAGCATATCCTATAAATACAAGTGAACCAACTAATAGTAATAATGCAATGGTTAAAACAATTATTTGAAAGTTCATTATTTATAAAATAAGAGTATATTTTTTTCTTTTAGTATTTATATGTTGAATTCTGAATTATTTGACAATATTAATAATAATAATAATAATAATAATAATAATGGAAGAATAGATATATTGGGACCAATTGGTCCACAGTTTGGATTTTCTGACCAAATACCAATTCGAGGATGTAGTTCCTATAATTCAGCATTAAGGGGTACATGGACAGAAACGCAATTGTCGCTATTATTTTTTAGTGAACAAAATATAAAATTGTTGCAAAATCAAATTAGAGTTGGTGTTTATAATATGTCAAAGCAACAATTTTTAATTGGTAATCAAAGTTGTGATGAGTTGAAAATAATTATGAGAAGTATTTATTTACAAAATACAAAAAATTTACCAGTTAACATTACTAAACAAGTAGAAAAATTAAATAATCTTGTTTTAGAATACAGTATTCGTCAAATTTATAATGAGGCTATTGCATATTTAAAATATAAGAGAGATGCTAGTACTATGCATGTAATTCCAGACCACCCAACTAATTCATCAAGTAGAGGTAATACTTTAGAACTTCAACCATTTGTTTAAAAAAAATAATATTATTATAATGTATAATAATGAGTCTAGAAAAAAGCGTTGTAGAATTTGTAGGAACATATTTAGCTTTATTAGCTATAGTTTTAGCCGCAACGAAAATACCTAAATATGTATCTTTAGTAGTTGGTTTAGCATTCTTTATAGTTGTATTTATATTCCAAGATATATCTGCTAATTTTAACCCCGCAATAACAGTAATGTTAGTAGCTCTAAAAAAACAGCCAACCATGGACTTATTGACTATTGTGCTTCCACAAATATTTGCCGGTTTAGCTGTTGCTCAAACATTTAAAATGTTAAAACTTTAAATTAAATAATTTAAAAAACTTAAAAAACTTAAAAAAATAACAATAGTTTAAATATTGCATAGATGCCCGAGCGGTCTAAGGGGTCAGTCTCAAGTTCTGATGGCGCAAGCCTCGTGGGTTCAAATCCCACTCTATGCAATTAATGCAATTAATGCAATTTATATAATTTATATAATTTATATAATTTATATAATTTATATAATTTATATATACATAGAGATGTACAGTTTAATTTATCCATATATAATTGAATTTTTGGGGACATTTTTATATGTATTAGTAAATTTTTTTACTAGAGATCCATATATAATTTCCCTTGTGGTTTCATTACTTTTTATAATATCAAGTCAAGTTTTAGGACATAAAGGCGATTTTAATCCAGCATTAACTTTTCCAAAATCTCTTTATGATTATTATACAGATAAACAATCGTCAATAAAAATTATTTTTCAGTTAGCATCAGGAATTATGGCATACCTTACATATAAAATAATTACATATAATAAGAATGCCGAGTAAATGTCCCCCAGGAGTAGTATGTATCGAAAATATTACATTATTTTTTATAATTTTAATTTTAGCGATATTATTCTATGTAGTATATTCTCTTTTTTCACGTAAATTTTTCAATCATGTTCACCATATTTCAAGTAGTAAACGTCAAATTGAGCATGTAAATCATGTTGATGTTAATAATAAAGGATTATTTCCTCGTCCATCATTTAGTTTTTCTAACTTAGAAAATGATGTTCTTCTAAATCCATATGAAGCACCATTAAGAAATAATAATATTTTTTCTAATTCTGGACGTGGAACACATAGTGAAAATAGAGTACCAATAAATGTTCGAACGCAATCATATGATACAAATTATCGCCAAGTAGGTATTTTAACTAGACATGGAACGAGTGGAAAGGAGACTATTTTACCTTTGATGGGAAGACCATTGATAACTAATAGAAATAAATGGAATTTTTATGCAATGTCAGAAAGTAATAATATGATAAAATTACAGGTTTCATCGGTTAACAATAATGGAAATAATAATCATAGAAATTGTATGGGTAGCAATGGATGTGATGATTTAATGAATGGTGATTTGGTAAAAGTAGATGGTTACAATGATTTATTTAAAGTAACAACATACGAAAATGATACACCTAGATATATACCATACATCTAGAGTAATAAATGAGTGAGAGTTAAAAATTGAATTATTTTACTTTTAATTTATAAATTTTAAAAAACGTTTATAAATTAATGACAGCTATTAAAATATATATCGAACAATATCATTTATTAAAAAGTCATTTAGAAGAATATAAAATAAATTTCCTGAAAAATCATTTTTATAATAAGATAAATCAGGTTTTAAAATGTGATTTTAATGATTTTAAAATTGGTGTTTCTAATAATAATGATATTTTATGGTTTATTGACCAAAAAAACCCTAGTTTAGAAATAATTTATAATCATAAAAAAGAGCAATATTTTAAACGCTACAAATATATTGATAAAAATAAATTAGAATTATTAGATCTTTCATTAGATAGTGGAGAAGAATCATCATATCATAGTGTAACCAGCGTAATCACCCCTAATACTACAAATGATGAACATATTATAACAATAGACGAAACGAGTGTAATAAAAGAAAAAAATCTAAATTGCATAAATGGTTGTACAATTTATTAAAAATTATTGAATACACTAATATATTTAATATATATAATTAAATGGGTTGTAACAATAATAATAATAGTAATAGTGTAAATAATACAATAAATAATTGTGTTAGACGTGTAGAATCCAAATGTTGTCCACCGTTAGTATATCCTAGAAATCAAAATGGATTTCCATTTAGTGGCAACACTAATACGCCAGGGTCAAGATTAACTTCAGTTAGAGTATGTTCATTAAATATACAATCTAGACAAAGTGTTAATATCAAAAATAAAATATTAAAAGGTCGAAATGTAAATGATTTAGGGAGAGTGACTGGAGGTTTAGGCGGAAGTGGGAGGGCTATTAGGAATGTTTTTTAATTATTTTCTTTTTATATAATATAAAATGAAAGGCGGTACTAAAAGACTAAAACGTTCAAAAGACGGTAAATACCACTGTGGTGATGTCGTAGCTAAAATGGGTATTGGTTCACGCGCTCAGGTATGGCACGAGACAGCCTGCAAAACAAGTGGTGGTTTATTAAAAAAAGACTTAGTTAAAAACAAAAGAGGCGACATTGTATCAAAAAAGAAGCACAAAACAGCCAAACGCGAGAAACGTTTAGAGAAACACGGATATTTTGCCAAAAAAGGTAAATTCGGATACGTTAAAAAAACTGCTAAAAAAACTTCTAAAAGAAGACACACAAGATAAGATTATTTTTTTTTTATTTAAGATGTTGTAAATACATATCAAAATAATTTTTACTAATAGTTATTATGTTTTTATTATTTTTAACATAATGGTTATATTTATCATATAGTGACATGTTAACAAAATCCTTGTTATCTTTATTTTTCTCAAGAAATTGATCAATTATTATTTTTTTATTAAGAGTTTTACATGATATATTGTAAATGTATTTACTACTTTCAATGCTTACATCAGGATAAAAATGTCGTATCATTTTCAAGAGAATAGTATTATCAATTGCTATATTCTCTCTGCTTCTTGATAGTGAATTTTTAAATATTATACATATTTCTTCGATCTCTAGAAAATATTCATCAATATTTTCTTCAATATTTTCATCCCAGAATCTAATGAAATTAGATACTAATGGTATACTTGTACTTGTGTAACCTATAAAACTATCTACTTCTTCCTGATATGCCATTTTCTCTCTAAGTATTGTTTTCAGATTCGAGGAAAATATAATATTCGGTAAACATAACTCTTCTAGATAACATTTCCAAATATAGTTCATGTTTTTAAAATTTATAGAATGTTCTGCTGATTTTTGTATTTTTTTTAGTATGAAATTTTCAATAATATTATTCAAACTATTATCTTTTAAGAATAGTGTTTTTTTAACAAAATCATCATCTATAGTTTCAAGGTATTTATCTGAGTTATCATATCTAGTTGAAAAATAACTCGATACAGCAAATATATTAATTATGTTCTTTTTTACAGATTCATATAAATTTGAATTATCTGTTATATCAATTATATTATGGTTAAACTCTAATAAGCGACAATAGTGAAAATTATGATCGTGAAATTTAAATTTGAAATTATTCAGTAGAGAGAAATTCCCAAAATATCTAGACGCTAAATTTTCAAGTGTTCTAATTATTGACTTAAATTTACTCGATATGAAATATATATTATTGGTCTGCTTTTTTAATATAACATCACCAATTATAGTTAGAAAATATTTACATTCGTTTTTAGATATCATAAAATTATCGGAAAACAATTTAATTATTTTCTGGATAGTATCTGACTCAGGTATCGTATGAAATATAGATTTTTCTTTTATTTTCTTTACTATAGATGTTTTAATTTTAAACTTCCATGGTAATAATTGCTGTTGATAATATTCATTCTGATGTAAATTAGCAGAATAGCTTAATTTTTTGAGAATAGAATGTATTATGTCATCTTCTTTTACTACTTTGTAGTTATAATCATTTTTGTCATAGAAAAAAAATAATTCAGTAGTCACGCAGTAGAAATATGTATTCTGATTTAAAAATTCATTTACAAACGCATCATGTCCCTCATTAAGTAGATTCTTTCGCTCCTCTCTAGATTTAATTGATTTTTTAACATTTACTAAAATATTGGGTAATTCACTCGTTATATAACTTTCTATTTTAGCTAAAATCAAACTATCGTCGTAATATTCTTTAAATAAATTATCTATATTTTGAATGCAATTTTCCTTACTCATTATTATAATATTCAAATACTATTTATATTAATTATTTTTTAATAACTAGTTTTGCAGGTTTTTTTTTACTACTAGATAAATCTCTTGTTTCATCATTTTGGTTTCTTTCTACTTCATCCATAAATTTCAAGTATTCTGTTTCTAATTCTAGGAGTTCTTCAAGCCACAATGTTTGAATCGATTTACCATTTAGTTCCCGCAGTTCTTTCTCCTTATTTTCTAATTCTTTGTTTAATTTTTCTACATTATCCTGGCTTACACTATCCATCGGCATTTTCGTAAGATAATTATATTTATTTTTACTATCTTTCACATTAGAAACACATGCTTGGTCAATATTAAAATTTAGTTTAGAGAGTAAATCATTAATTTCATCTGTCTTTTTGCGTCTTAAATCGATTTTATCATCCAATGTCATATTAATATATCTGGCTTTATTTGATATTGTTACTAATTCGGATTTTAGACGTTCTACCATATATAATTTGCGTTTTTCATAATATTCTAAACGCAGTGTAAAATAATCATCGATAATCTCCTCGATATTATTAAATTTTTTAAGATGGTCTTCTCTATCAAATAGATGCATGTTTGATGTTGAAACTGTTGTATATAATTTCAGGTATTTTTCAAGTTCATTAACTTTTTCACTGCAATTAGGCGCTATATCCATAAATTTGGACATCATTTCATCTAATACACCGGGATAGAATTCTATGGTAAAATCAATGTGTTTGTCAGTAGATACTTCTTGAAAGTCTTTTATTAGTATTTTGCTATCGCGTTTTTTATTATCAATAAGTCCCTCGATATATTCTTTGTAATCTTCTGTCCATTGACCAATTGGTAATTCACTAATATTAATAGTATTACTATTCACTTTTTTATATACACCTTTAATTAAGTATTTCTTAGTATCACATTTTGAAAATGTGAGTTCATGGATGTCACCTTTAAACTTACTATAATAGGGAAGAATATTAATATTTGAATCTTTTTTCTCGAGCATTAACTTTAATTTTTGAATAATCTGCATAGGATTATATGGTAAAATTTCAGTGCTGAAACCAGTGCCAATACCTTTGCAACCATTAATTAGCGACATTGGAATAATCGGTACATAAAAGCGAGGTTCAACTGGTGTTCCATCGTCATGTAAATAATCTAGAATAGGTTCATCTTCAGGTCTAAAAATCATTCGTGTGAGTTTATTTAGTTGGATAAAGATGTACCTCTCAGATGCAGCATCTTTGCCGCCTAGACGGCGAGTACCAAATTGTCCTAATGGTCTAAATAAATTAATGTTATTTGTACCAAGAAAGTTTTGAGCTAGACCAATAATAGATGAATTGAGACTAGCTTCGCCATGATGATATCCTGAATGCTCTGATACATATCCGCTAAACTGCGCTACTTTAATCTCTTTGCCTTTTTCGTGGGATAGGTTCTTTTTAAAAGCGGCGAATAAGATTTTCCGAATACTTGTTTTTACACCATCAATTCCTGGTATAGAACGTGCATTATCCGCGATTGAAAAGTGAATGAACTCGTTATCAATGAATTCCTCGTATGTAATTTCTTCTTTAGATGTATCTAAATATGATTCGCGATTATATTTTGATAACCATGTTTTTCTATCATCACTGCGCTTTTTATTGAATGCCATGTCAATGGCCTCGAATGATTTGTCGCCACTACATTTAAATGTAACAATCTTTTTCTTTTCAAAATATTCTTTAAATTCTTTTCCTGTACTAGTACCAAGACCCTTGTAATATTTAATTCTCCATCCAGTAGGATTATTTTCTTTTTTCCAGAGTTCAAATTCGCCCTCGTTGTAAAATTCCTTGATAACATTAGATTTTTCAGCTTTTAGGATAGGTGTATTCATAAATCCGATAAAATCATTCATACTAATTAATGATTTCCACCCAGCATCAAATAGATTGATTCCTAATCCTTTAATATGGCTACCATCTAAATCTTGGTCAGTCATAAATATAATTTTTCCATATCTTAGTTTGCTTTTAACATCAGCCTCTGTATAAACTTTTCCATGTTCAAGACCTAAAATCTGTTTGATTTCATTTATTTCCTTATTTTCACCAATTTTACCAACACTTTCTCCTCTGATATTCAGCATTTTGCCTTTCATCGGATAGACACCAATTATATTACGATCTTCGCGTGATAACCCGGAAACAATACCGGCCTTAGCTGAATCTCCCTCACACAAAATGAGTGAGCATGTATGACTTTTATTACTACCGGCTAGATTAGCATCAATAAGTTTGGGAATACCGCGAATACTTTTACTTTTAGTTCCATCGGTTTTTTTCTGTTGTTTATTCTCTTTTACTTCTGTTAGTGCACACGCTGCATTCATAATTCCCATTTTAGCAATTTTTTCAATAAATTTGTCCGACACTTCACATGAAGAACCAAATTTAGTGATTGGAGTATTCATGAAATCTTTCGTTTGACTATCGAAAGATGGATTCTCAATATCACATCTGAGAAATAGTGCTAATTGTTCTTTAATCGAGGAGGCTTTTACATCTATTTTCTTTTTACTTTTAATATATACAATAAGTTTTCGGGTAATTTGATTCATAATGTATTCTACATGTTTTCCACCTTTAGATGTATAAATACCATTAACAAAAGATAGCTGGTAAAATTCGCCTTCTTGCGACGATAAAGATACAGCATATTCCCAGCGTTCATTTGCCTGTTCATATTTAACTTCATTGTCACCTACAACGCAATTAACATATTGCTGAAAATTTTTGATAGGGATTTCCTTGCCATCGAGTTTCACTTTAATGGTTTTGGATGTGACAGCCGCAATATCATAAACACGGCGCCTGAGGAGTGCCAAAATATCGGGGGTGATACCTTTTGTTAATAGCATTCTTTTATAATCGGGTTTAAATGATACTTTGGTATATGGTAGGGTAGTTTTATCTACCTCAGTAATTGTAGGTTTATCAATAGTTTCAAGATTATTATGAAATTCCTGTTTATACTTTAGACCTCTGATGTGGTCGACTGTTTCAACACATCCCCATGTAGACCAGATGAGTACTAATTTGAAGCCAAAGCCATTTTTACCACCAACGATTTTTTTTTCATCTTTATCATAATTAGTGGATGTTCTTAGGTGACCAAAAATCATTTCTGGAATCCAGATTTTATATTCGGGATGTTCGGCAATATCTATACCATTACCGTCGTTTTCCATAGTAATTACACCATCACTATCAATAGAAATATTAATGTATGTAACTGGTTTAGATTTTTTAATTTTATTAGTAATTAATTGTTGCATACGGATAGCGTGATCTCGACAATTAACGATACCTTCATCAAATAATTTATAAAGACCAGGATTGAATTTAATATTTTTTTTGAAAATAGCATTAGATTCCGAATTATGAATAAATTCATCAGAATCTAGAAGTTCAACAGAGCCAATATAAGTATCAGGGTTGTCTAAAATGTGCTCTCTATCACTTTTTTTTTGATACTTATTAAGGTCTTTACTTTTTGGAGACATATCTTAGCTTGATTATTATTTTTTAAATATATTTTTTTTTTGAAAATCAATTTTTTTATATATGTATATTTTAATATGACTGTTATAAATTTAAATGAAGATTCACATTTATTCAAAGGATTAATGTTAAATTTATTAGGACATGATTTTGCACATGATTTTAAATTACAAGAATCAAGTCTAAAAAGAATTAGTAAAAAAGACATATTAAATAATTTAACAGAAATAGTAAATTTTAGTGGTGGAGGAAAAAAAAAGAAGAAAAATACATTAAAAAAGAAAATAAAAAAAGGTAGTGGGAATGGAACAAAAAGAGTTCATGCTCCCCAGTGGCCACCAGAACCACAAGCTAAAAAACAAAGAAATAATTCAGATACATCATCTGATAATGAAAAAATTAATACTACTGAATCTGGAGAAACATTAGATAAAGTTGATATATTAGAAGAATCAATATTTGAAATTATTTTTTATATTTTTGGTTTTATAAATATTGAATTACCAACAAATAATGATATATATAACGATATATTAAAAGAATCTATTGATAAAAGTATAAATATTTGTTTAGAAGAAATAGAACTTGATAGTATAAAAATTTTAAATTATAATGAATCTAGAAAATTAGAAATGTATGATGAATTATTAAATGAATTAAATTATTATAAATTGATTCAAAAAATTTTAAATTATTTAGAAAGTGTAAATTCAACTATAGATAGTAATTTTCAATTAGATAAGTTAGTGAATTTTGATACTATTAAAAATATTAAATTATTAATATTGGAACATTATAATTTAATAGATGATCTAAATGTTAATAATAATGTTACAGAAATGATGAAAGCAATTTCAAATATTAAAGGGGGAGGAAAGGGAAATATAACTACAAAATATAATGATAAAATAGATAATGCTTTAATTTTCCAATTAATTGATAAAGATATTATAGATAATAATAATATTGAAAAAAAATATTTAGATATTATTCAACACTTAAGAAATGAATTAATTGAAAAAATAAATAATTATATGAATATTATATTTCAAGATATTTCAAAAAAGCGACAGCCAACAGAATCTAAAATAGTAAATGATTTACTTTTACAAGCAATAAAAAATGTTTTTATTAAAAGTTCAGATGATAAAAAGGAATATTATTATTATGATATATCTTTTTTAGAAATTAAAATATGTAAGTCAGAATTTATAAAAGATGTATTATTTAATTTTTTTATTAAATTTTTATTAGTTCCGGATGGTTTGATTCAATATTCTGGTCCATCTACGGATCCAATAACAAGAGGAGATTTAATTCAGAATTTAAGAATGGTTTTAAGTAATAGTCAGTATTTGGGTATATCATCTGAAATATTATTACCTGCTACAGTAAATGAAACAAATTTAAAAAACTATTTATTTGATCTACGAGGTCAAAACTCTTCAAATGTTCGTGAAAGAACTGAATTTAAAGAAAGAATTGAAAAGTATAATAATAATCTAATAAGTAAATTACTAACAAAAAATTGTTTAAATATTGTTCTAGTTGAAGAAGAAGATGATGACGATGATGATGAACAAACATTTAATATAGAACAATTACAGATAGTTAATAATACTACCAAATTAATTGTAAAAAATGTATTAACTGATTTAAATTTATCTAAAGATGAATATGCGAAACAAGATTATCGAGAATTTTTAAATAATATACCAAATAATATTGATGATCCTGATTTTTCAAAAGAATTTTTACAAATACAATCTAAAATTTTATATTCTGGAATTTTAGGATTGAACAGTTTAGAACAATTAAACAATTGGAAGTCAAATTTTTGGGGTAATTCACCAATTATGGGATATTCTGATATTGATAAACTACTTATTGAAAGTTTTAAAACTTTAAATATAAATAAACTTTTTGTTCAAAAATTTAAACCGCCACTAGTAAGTTCATTTGGTCTAGAAGAACAATTTTGTAGTAAAAAAGGTTATAAAAATGACTCTTCATTAGAAGAATTAAATAAATTATTTAAAACAAATGACAAGTATATTGAAGAAGCATATATTATTAATAATGCTTCACCATTAAAAGAGTTATCTTGTCGTTTACAAAGCAATACAAATTTATATAATAATTTACTTTGCCCTATTTCCTCTATTATAGATGCAGCAACTGAAGGACAACAATCATGTCCATTATATAAATCTGGTCAACCAAATGTAGAATTAGGAAATATGAATGTTAATTTTGAATCAAATGGATTAAATTATTTATTTACATTAAATTATGGAACTAGTAAACAAAATGTAGAAATGAAAGTAAATTGTAATTTAGGTAATGAAATTAAAATAAATTCTATATTACAACAAGATATATCAAAAAAAAGTTTAATATCAGCAAGTAATACTTTTAAAAATATTACTGAAACATTTATTAATATTCTCAAAAATAAAGATGGGTTACGGGGTAATATTTGGGAAATAATAGATTCAAATAAAGATTTTGTATTAAAAACTATAAATTGTGGTACAAAAAAAAGTCTGGGTGATTTTATACAAGAACTTAATGCTGTTTTATCGAGAGGTGGATATAAAAGTAAAACTTATATCCCAAAATCATATGTATTACCAATTAATTTTAATACAGGTGATACAAAACGCGTTTTATTTTCAAATGATAGACCATCCGGTGTAAGATATATGTTAATGGATTTATACTTGCCTGTAAAAAATAGATTTTCAAACGGAGGGTATTTATCAAATTTTGAAATTATAGTAACAAAACCATTATTAAGTGGAGGAAGAAAAGTAACACTCAAAAAGAGGAATAAAAAATTGAGAAAAAAAAAGACTATGAAGAGAGAAAAAAAAAGATAAATATTAAATGAGTAGTAAAGAAAATATTCCAGATAGTATAAAAAATCTGGTATGGAAAAAATATAGTATTTATCCAAACTATCCAGAAATAACTCAATGTTGTACTTGTACAAATTTTATAATGATGCCACAATCAATAAGAAAATATCATAATGTTAATTATGGATTACTTCATATAATTGTAAATAACGAAAGAAAGTATGTAAATGGTGTAGCGGAATTTGGACACATAATTTCTGAAAAGAATGGTGGTAAAGTAGATGTAAATAATTTAATTTTACAATGTAAAAATTGTAATACAAGACAAGGTAGTAAAAATATACAACTTTCAGAAGTAAATACTAGTGATTGTGAAATGATAGATGTGTATGAACCGGAAAATATAGATTTAGGTGAACGAGGAATTCAATGTAAATCATATACAGTTGAAAATAAAAGATGTAAAAATAAATGCTTAGACGGTAGGGAATTTTGCAGTATTCATTTATTTAATTAATAATTTTAATAACAAATCATAAGTATTTAAAGATTGTAGATAAAAGTATTATAAATGAGTCAAAATTTCACAGAAAATAATGTTTTAACTATTCAAACTATTCAGATATCACCTTTTAGAACATTAATGACTGCGTTAAAAGATATTTTGCTTGAGACAAATATAACATTTCAAAAAGATGGTATTAGAATAATTAATATGGATAAGTCACATACGATATTGGTGCATCTACATTTAGATGCACAGAATTTTGAATTATATGATTGTCAATTAGATAAAATAGTTATTGGTGTTAATATGTTTCATCTTTTTAAGTTAATAAATACTATTGATAATGATGATACATTAACAATTTATATAGAAAAAGCGGATTATTCAGATGGTGTAGTTCGCCATCTTGGATTAAGATTTGAGAATGGTGATATTAAGCAATGTAAGACACAAAAATTGCGACTTATAGAGCCAGAGACGGAGGAATTAGAAATACCGGATGTTCAATTTTCATCTATTTTGAATATGCCATCAACTGATTTCCAGAAGATAATACGCGATTTGAGTATTATTTCGGATAAACTAGAAATTAGTTCGGTAGGTACTGAATTAATATTTAAATGTGTAGGCCAATTTGCAATTGCAGAGATAAGACGGTCTGAAAGCACTGGTGGTATGGAGTTTATACAAAAAGATGAGACAAAAATAGTTCAAGGTGAGTTTGCATTAAAAAATTTGGGTTATTTTATTAAATGTACAAATTTATGTAATCAGATTGAAATTTATTTAGAAAATGGATTGCCTTTAATTGTTAAATATAATGTCGCATCATTAGGTGAAATAAAATTGTGTTTAGCTCAAATTCCACAATAAAGAAAAATTATATAAAAATATTTAATTTAGTGTAAAAAATTAAATATTTAACTTATGTGTTTTTTAAATAAACATCCATAACTTGGTAATTCACTTAGATCTGAAATAATTTCAGGGTTAGTATATTCACAAGTATCAAGCCATATTTTTATAATGCAAAAATTCTTTTTAGGAGAAATAGTAATGCCATTGATATGACTACATATATTATCTTCAGTAATAGTTTCACCTAATATAAGGCAGCATAGATTTTTCCAACAGGTTAAAATATTTTTACTATTGATTTTATATGAAAAACATCCACCATTGATATTTCTTGGGTCTTCCCATATGGGCTTTATCCCTTCACGCATTAAAAATAGCATACAATTTTTTATTAGCAAGTCTGGAAAAATATTAAAAAACTGTATTGATTGTTCTAAACTATTTAAGGTAATAATATTTTTATAACTATTAATTGTCCAATTAGTATCGTCAGGTAGATGAGCCCACATAGTCCATTTATCTTTTAAAAGATGTAGATTTTGGTTTGTAGTATCGTTCTTTTCCTCGACCATACCTTCCATAATATACTTCTTTAAAAAATAATTTTTATATACTTTAAATAAATAAAATCATATTTTAAGAAATAATTTCATAATTGTTTTCTAGCAATTTAATAGTATTATTTTCACTTAGAGTTATAAATTCCAATGAATGGTCCATAATTTTTACCTCATATGTAGTGTAGTTTATATTGAAATAATTGACTGAAAACCAAATAATAAAATCCTGATCAAATAATATGTTACCAACCAAATAAAAATTTTGTTTAAAATTATTTAGATGCTGTGTAATGTCATATACATCTCCATTTGGATATTTAATTTGTACTAGTAAAAAAGTGTAATTACATATTAAGTAATTATCGTGATTATTATTAACATTATTTACTTTAATAAGTAACTTATCTTCGTGCATTTTTTCATGAACTAAAAGATTTTTACTATGTAAATATTTTTGGGAGTCATCTAAATAATCGTAAAAATCAATAACTCTTTTTTTCCAATTATCTTGATTATAATATTCAATTATTGAAATTTGATTTATTGGTTTAATTGGATAATATTGATATAGATAATTTATTATAATTAAAAATTTTTGTTTTAAGAAAAATAAAAAGTAAAAAATTTGAGTATATACGAATAACATACTAGCAATTATTTTAGACATTAATATTTATATTTTATAAACATAAATCTTTTTTAAATATTTATGTTTATATTTATTATTTTTATGAATCAACGTTTAATCCCATAACAATTAATAAAGATGTAGTTATAACTGTCATAAATATAAATGGTATGAAAACAATAAACCATGATACTATATTTAATCCTGATTTACATAGTATATTCAATACTAAAGTAAATACTATCATTACAAAAAATTTCATTATTGCTGTATTAAATGACCCTCTAAATGTATCTAATATTATTTGAACAAATGAAAAAGCTAGATATAAAAGTGCTGGTGCACATAGTGTTTTCATTATATAATTATATATAGATTTTTATTAATTAATTGAATTCTGCAATTCCTTTTGTAAAAACTCCTACTTCCTCTCCAGCTTCCGCGTCATTTATATAGTTATAGATTATTCCCGATTTTTCATTATCTGTATAATATTTTTTACCTTGAATTTCTACAACATATAATTCCTCGCCATCTTCCTCTCCATCTTCCTCGCCATCTTTTTTTTTTTCACCATCTTCCTCTTCCTCTTCATCTTCCTCTTCCTCAACCTCTTCCTCTTCCTCTTCCTCTTCCTCTTCATCTTCCTCTTCCTCTTGCTCAGCCTCTTGCTCAGCCTCTTGCTCTTCCTCTTCCTCTTCCTTTTCCTCAGCCTCTTCCTCTTCCTCTTCCTCTGCCTCTTCCTCTTCCTCTTCCTCTTCCTCTTCCTCTTCCTCTTCCTCAGCCTCTTCCTCTTCCTCTGCCTCTTCCTCTTCCTCTGCCTCTTCCTCTTCCTCTTCCTCTTCCTCTGAATGAGCCTCACTCACTTGCTCGTGCTCTTTCGCAGCATCTTTAACCAAGTTGTCAGAGGATAAATCAGAAAAAATATCATTATTAATAATATTTTTATTTTGTTTGTTGACATCATTTTCGATAATATGTAGTTTTACTTTTTCCTTTAGTTCTTTATTTTCATTTAATAGTAATAAATAGTCTTGTTCCAATTTTTTAAAGATAGGTAATTGTCTTATAATTTTATTAATTTCTAAAAGTTCTTGGTTAGATTCTGAATTTAATAATATTTCATTAAACATACTTTCTGTTTTTTTGGAAATAATTTCATTTATATTTTTGCTGAGTTCGTAGTTATAATTTTCTAAAATTATATTATATTTTTTATTAGGATATACTTTTTTACTCATATTAATTATTTTTATGATTATTTTTTTAATACAATTTAAAAAATAATATATGTTAAAATATAAAATGGAAACAAGAGAAGATAAACAAAAAGATATGATTATTCAAGTAGTAACACGGCAAACTAGTTTAACATACGATGAAGCTAAAGAAAAATTAGAAAAAGAAAAATATAACTATATGAAAGTAATAAAAGAATGGAATGGTATTCAAACCAAAGAAGATAGTAATACTCCTAAAACAGTAAATCAAGAAATATATAAACAAATAAGAGGACTAATGGATGATTCTTGTAAAAATTATAGAATGAAAAAAGAATATGAAGAAAAGAAAAAAGTTTTTATAGAAAGATTAAACAAAGAACACCAAGAAAGATTAAGAAAACAAAAAGAAACTGATAAAGACCATCAAGAGAATAAAGAGGGTAAAGAGCAGGGAGAAGAAAAAAAATTAGAAACAATAAATGAAGATTAGACTGCAAATTGTTGACTTAGTATATTATTTTTATTTGGCATTTCATTAGTTTTCATTAAAAATTTGTTAGTTACTGGGTTAGATGATAAATTATGTAGATTATTTTGATTATTTTGATTATTTTGATTACTAATTGAGTGAATATCATTATCTTCATGTAACTCAGGCAAGTTTCTAATCAATGGTTTATCAATGACAAGTAATAATCTCTCATTTTTTAATAACTGACGGTATTCCTGAATAGTTAAATTACCAAAATATTTTTCAAGTGTGTAGTATGGATTTGGTGCAGGCTTAATATTTTTTTTGTAATCATATATTTTACAATATAAATAATTTAATAATTGGTATCTCTCAAATTTGCTAGAAGAATCTAAATTTTTCTCATTCATTAAAAAAGCACATGCACATTCTGGGCTACAAAAACACCCATATACATGATATTTCCCTTCGACTTCAAATTTAGGAATATAGATAGGTGAATTATCAAAATCAAAAGTACAATGAAAGCAAGCACATTTTTTATCACTAACAAGGTTATGATGTAAATTATTTGAAAGATTATCAACTTTACTCCATAAATTTTTTATATTATCTTTATGCTCTCTGTAGTCTCGGTTTTCTAATCTATTTTCTTCATTATAAAAATTATAATTCAAATTATTTTTATTTACCTCAGAATAACTCAATTCATTTACTTTATTTTCTAGAAATTTGTAATCTTCTATTACATTACCATTATTTTCTTTATTTAAGTCAGATGGTTTACATCTAAGATGTAAAATAATATTTTTAACACTATTTTCGTTGTTATCTTTTTTAGGTTCTTGAAAATTAACAACTGTACCACCTTTCGGTTTTCTGCCTCTTTTTTTTGGAATACTTGCTATATCATTAGAATCATTTTTAGAATTACTTTCATTCTCAATATGATTTTTCGGTTTTCTACCACGTTTTTTCTTTTCAGGTTCAGTGGATTGATTATCCATTAATTAATTAAAAAAGAATTAATTTAAATACTTTTTTAAATAGATTTAAGGAATTTGCAAAGTTATGCAAATATTTCTATAAATTTCTATTTAATGAATTGTAACAACCACGACATACAGGTACATATTTATTTAAATCCATATCAATTTGACTATTTGCTTCACTGTTTTCTTCTTCATTTTGTTTAATTTTGTGGCTAAAAAGAGAGTGACATTCGCAGTATTTACATGTACCTTTTTTTTTAACTATAGTATCAGCATGTGGTATAAGGTCCCATATATCTCCAAATTTTTTTCTATTAAAATCGGAATCTAAACCACATAGAACAATATTTTTTTTGTAGTATTCTAACATCATTATAACCCATTCTTTTAGGTCTAGGAAAAATTGCGCTTCGTTAATAAATATATTTTTAATATCATTGACTAGGATAAATTCAGTCATATCGCTAAGTTTGTAACATAAACTAGCATTTATAACTTCACCATTATGACTATAAATATAACTAAAATTAACACCATTATCTATATTCTTATAATCAATTGCAATTTGATGAATAGTATTTATTGGTGGTTTTTTTTTAACAAGGCTTACTTGTAAATTTTTAAAATCATTAATAAGTTCGGTAGTTTTACCTGAATACATAGGACCAATAATAATTTTTAGAGTTCCCATTTAATTAAGTATAGAGTATCTAAATAATAAAGTTTAAGTGTAAATATTTCAATTTTAAAAATAAAATTAAAAATAAAATATTAATAGTTAACTATATCTTATAAAAATAATGGAAAAAAATAATTATATTCCTTGGGTCGAAAAATATAGGCCTAAATATTTTTCAAATATTGTTTTAGATAGAAACAATCATAAAATTCTATCTAATATTTTAAATATTAATTCATTTCCTAATTTATTACTTTATGGACCACCCGGTACAGGTAAAACAACAACTATTATTAATTTAATAGAAAAATATCAGAAAAGCGAAAATCAATTAAATAAAGGATTGATGATACATTTAAATGCGTCAGATGAAAGAGGTATAGATATTATAAGAAATCAAATAAATAGTTTTGTCTCAAGTAAGACTTTTTTTAAAGAAGGCATTAAGTTTGTAATACTAGATGAGGTGGATTATATGACAAAAAATGCTCAAGTAGCATTGAAATATTTAATACAAGAATATAACAATAATGTTCGATTTATACTTATCTGTAATTATATTAGCAAAGTAGATAATACTCTTCAAAATGAATTTGTAAAATTGACCTTTTCAAATCAGCCAGTGAATGATATTATATCTTTTTTACAAAATATTAATAATAGTGAAGAATTAAATCTAACAGATGATGAAATAAAAAGTATTCAAGAGAATTTCAAGTCGGATATAAGAAGTATGATAAATTTTATGCAGACAAATCAATCATGTGTAAATGGTCTAAAAATAATAACACATGATATATTTGATAAGATAAGTGATTTATTAATAGAGAAGGATTACAATAAATTTGTTAATTTTATAGATTTAATAACAATTAACTATAATATTGATATTAAAAATTTGATAAAAAGTTATATTAATTATTTTATCAGATTAGAGAGTTCTGATGTAAATGAAAATTTAATTGATATAATTGAGTGTATTTTACATAACCTAGATATAAATAGTTTGTATTTAAAAAACTATTTTTTTTACTCTTTTTCTAAATTATATGTGTAGTGAATTTTTATTCTGTTTTCAAGTCTTTCTTTCCACTCGCTTGGGGGCGACATTTTATTTGGATCGAAAATATTGAAGTTTAATGAACATTCTTCATTATCTAGGCAATCTGATTTGGTTTCGTTTTTATTATTTTCACTTTTAACTATATCAATTGGTAAAGAAATGCAAATTTTTGGAGTGTCATTTTTTTTTTCATTTATCTTTACTAAGAAAGAACTCTGCATTTATAATAATAAATTAGAAAATAATTGAAATGGATTAATTTAAAGAATTATTATTATATAATTCAATGCAAGTAGAAGAACTAGATATAAATGATGCTTGGGATAAGTTTTTAGACGGTAATGACTTTGATATTGATTTAAATCATTTTAATTTCGATTCAAGTAAAACAAATAATCAAGAGCTAGCTGCAAATACTCCTAAAGTATCAGATATTTACATATCAACTAAAACGACTATAGCTTATTTATCGGAATTTATAGATTTAAATGATATATTTTGGAAAATTAATATATCTCCTTATCATATTCCATGTGAAGGTGTAGTAAAAAAACAGATGAAATTCAATTTTACTAGTAAGGATGAATTATCTGTTTTATTGAGTAAATTAGAAAATTTGGAGAATGTAGAACAAAATATTATTACACAGATTAATAATCCTGATGGTAGAATTAAATTTAAAGATATTAGAAAAATAAGTATTGGTATTTCTAGTAAGGATATTGTTAGTCACAAAGTAAAAAAGAAAAGTGCATTTTATAATTGTTTTGTATTAATTATAAGACTATTAAATGATGATGTTTTTAAGGAAGTACATGTTAAAATTTTCAATACTGGTAAACTGGAAATCCCTGGAATTCGATGTACAAAATTATTCAATAAATTATTAGATTTGATACTTGATATTTTAAAACCATTAGTTAATGACGGTATTCATTTTAAAGAAAATGCAATGGAAACTGTATTAATAAATTCAAATTTCACATGTGGATTTTACATTAATAGAGAAATATTAATTGATATTTTAAAATATAAATATCAAATAAATGTAATTTTTGATTCATGTCAATATCCAGGAATACAATGTAAATATATTTATACAGATGAGAATAATATTGCCTATAAAATGTCATTTATGATTTTTAGAACTGGAAGTGTTCTTATTGTTGGAAAATGTAATGAAGATGTATTAATGAATGTATATGAATTTATTAAAAATATTCTTATTAGCGAGTATGATTCGATTTCAGTGCGGCAATTTATTAGTGAAAAACCGCTTGTTAAAAATAAAAAAATTAAGAAAAAACTTATTGAAGTTACCTAAGTATATAATTAAAAATTATTATATGTTAGCAAATATGTAATTTATAAATTTAATTGGTGAGTAAGTATATAATTCTCTATTGATTAATAATAATTCTAAATTACTTATTTCTGAATGATTAATTTCAGTTTTTTTCTTTATTTTTTTAACAAATATTTCAATATAGTTTAAAATATCATTGCTTTTAAAATTTCTACTAAAAATTTCTATACAAGATAGCTTATTAAATAAATGGTTATCATTATTTTCTACAAATATCTTAATTATTTTATTAATAATTATTTGGAGTTCTGTACTGGAATACTTAATTGTATCTATTAGATTATAATTATCCAATAACTTAAATAATAAATTATTATATATGTTGATGAATATTTCTAACTGTTTATTTATTTTACCTAGATTTTCATCTATTACCAATTCTTTTCTTATTTCATTATCAATTTCGTAAATTGTCTTTTTATAAACAAAAAGAGCCGCATCTTTTGAACTTAATTCCAAAAATGCGTGATTATCATCACTAATTTGACCAATAAATTCAATGTAATATGATGATGCTTTTTCAGTATTAAAGCTAGTGTAATTTAGATTTTTAGTATATAGTAATAATAATTTGTATACACTTGAAATTGTATTTATACCTCTCTTGATAACAAATTTCTTATATGAATCATTCTGTATAATAATCGAATCGCTGCATTGTTTTAAGTATTGAGTAATAATAGCAACATATTTACTGATAATTGATATTATATTGGTTTCTAAATTAGAAAAATATATTTCATTAGAATCTTTTTGTGTATTTGTCATAATTTTTATTATATTTAATTATATTTTATTTTATTTATATTTTATTAGTTAAATAAGAATTTAAAGCTTTTAAATATTTTTACTATATAATGGAAACTGAAGAAAAATCTAGTTATAAATTACCGCCTCAGGCAGTTTGGGAGCATATTTCTAAACTAGCTATAGTAGAGGATAAGCCTATTATGTTAGACTATTGGACCGATTCTTTAGAAAAAAATGTATTTCTTGGTATCAAAAAGGAAAGTAGTGAAAAATTATTGATTAAAAATGCTGAGGAATATACAAGCCCAATTATTAAAATTTATAAGAGTAGTGGGTGTTATATTATTTGCACTGAAAATTCTATATATCTTGTATCCAATATTATTGATAGCAAACACATTAACACCTCTAGTTAGGTACTAATTGATTTTCTATATTTTCTAGTTTTTCTATATTTTCTAGTTCTTCGCTATTTGGATTACTAAATTTGAACAATATAGATAGAGTGCTTTGTAGTTGTTTAATAACCAATGTAAGTTTACTATTTACAACACTATCCTTTTCATAAGTGTCTTTTAAATTGGAAAATCCCATAATTGAATTTTTAATGCCTAACTGTAAATTTTCTGCTATATCAATGTGATTTCCGTTTAATATTATAATTGTAGATTTTTGAATTTTATCTAGTAAATTATCTAGATATTTTAAGGTTGCATCCCGATTGTATCCATTATATTTTCGGTACAAACCTGAAAAGTAGTAAGAAGTGTCAACTGTTAATTTCGTTTCACCAGGTAAAATCATTACAGCTAGTTTATCACCTTTTCTTATTTGTTTAATAACTTCTAGGTCTAATAATATTTTATTGATATCCATTTAAAATATTATTTTTTTTTATTTTTAAATCAAAATTTACTTAGTAATATATTTAATGCTATCTAAATTTTCATATAATCGCCTAGATAAATATGGTATCATCTTAATATAAGGACCATATGGTAGATAGACGGCTCTATTTTGCACATCAATAGAATCCATAAATTGTTCATTCATTCCTTTTAAATTAGCAAATAGATACCTATTTTTAATCGTATATAATGTTTTGGCAAAATTAATCGATTCATGATTATGCGTAGCTAATATACCATATTGTAAATTATGCTTTTGACATGTAATTATTCCATCTCTGTAATTATTATCTGTATCCTTTTTATCTGTAAATAGTTGACCATTATTTTTTTCTTGATTCCAATATGCACCTCTAACTAGTTTAGGTGCTAAATAATAACTTTTAATAAATGAATTTTTTATATCAGTATCCAATTCGTAGAGGCTGTCTTTTCTATACATTTGATATGTTTTAATAATATTGATTTTATCATAATTATAATATTCATTCATACCATTTACTATATCTCTATACTTATCTATATTTTCACTATCTTCAGCATCTACTATTAATTTTATATTATTATTTGCGCATTTATTAGCTATTTTATTAATTAGTCTTATATTAAAGTCTAATGACGATAATTTAAGAGCTACCATATATTTGAAATTTACTTTATCAAGTAAATTCATATATTCATTGAAAGTATTTTGCGAATTATTTTTATTTTCATTTATGTAGTTAATTATAGGAGTTATTTTTTTATCAGTCATTTGTTTACCTAATTTTATAGCATCTAATAATTTATTACCTGCAACAAACCTAAACATCATTAACTATTTAATATGTATATATAATTTTAAATTCATTTAAATTCATTTAAATTCATTTCTTATCCAAGAGTTGTAAATACAAATATATCTCTGTATCCCTCTTTTTCCACATCTTCCAATTTCATATTTGTCACTTCATGGAATAACTTATTATCATTTATTATTACAATTTCACCTTCTTCTAATTGTTTGCTGTATATTAAATTTTTACCACCATCGTAGATATTATTCACCGCACCAATAACATTATTCCTAGTAATACAACATATTCCAATTATGTTAAATCCATCTTGATGAATACCTTCTGGAATCAAATTTGTATCACTATCTTTTCCATAAACTCTTATTTGATGAACTTGAACATATTCTTCAAAACTAAATATATTATTCTTCCTATAATTTTCGTTTACTTTATTTAAAAATACATACACTAATCTATTGAATGTTTTATCATTCACTAATTCTACATCTATATTAGGATATTTTCTCAGCTTATTTCCATTATAATTATTATATGAACTTGCTTGGTAAAAATTCAAATCGCCGATCAAACTAATTGATGTATTAGAATTTATTTTCAATAGCGAAAATGCCCTATTTCTCTTGTTATCATAAAATTTATCTGCTTCCATGTAATTAAATGAATTCTTTATATTTGTGAAATCTATTTTATCTCTGCCTAGGTAGTGATTACTAAAATCGAAAGATAAATCTTTCTTTTCAAAAAGTTTTAATGTATCAACAACTTTATAAACTTCACTTAATGTATTATAATGAAATAAAGAAATCCGCAATAGTCCATTTTCTTCATCTAAACCATACGTCTGAAAAAATCTATCACAATAAAATGTACCATTTCTACAAATAATCCCTAACTCATTTAATATTAAAGCTACGTTTTTTACACTATAATTTTTAAAACGCAGGGAAAATATACTCGATTTTTCCGTATATTTACATTCTATTATTTCTATTTCTTTACTCTTTTGTATTTTTTCTCTAAACAAAACAATCATCTCTTTTTCATACAATTTTAATTTATTCATTAAATCCACGAATACTTCTCTAGTAAATATATGTTCATGATTATCATATAATAAAGCACCGTCTAGAAAATAGTCTTTTATTCCAATAATACTCATTATCGATTCAAAATTAATTCCACCCAATTCTAATTTTTTTGAAGCATTGTCACTATTATCAAAAATATAATGATTTTGGTTTTCAATTATATCACTAGATAAATCGTTGTAATTATTTATATACATTACAGATGTTCCTCTTAATCCACAAAATTTATAAAAGGAAACAATATAAAAATCTATATTATATTTTTCCACATCAATTAGGTCATGTGGCATGTATGCTACACCATCCACTAAAATTAGTGTATCCTTGTTAATCCTTTTTATTTTATTACTTAAATACTGTAGGTCTATGGTATTACCTAAAATATTACTTGTATGTGGTAAAACCACCAATTTAGTATTTATGTTAATTTGCCTCAAGATACTATGATAGTTGATTGTGAAATTATCTTGTAGTCCCCACCAATTAATTTTATAATTATTTTTTTGAGCTATCCTTTCAAATGGTGTTATACATGAATCATGATTAAAATTGTTTAATATAATTTCTCCATTCTTAAAAGAGGTAAGATATTTCTCTAAAGAATTAGCTACATTATAAACTAGCTGTGTTGTTGAACTTCCAAAAACGAAATTGCCTTTTTTATTATTAAATATTATACTGCATATATTTTTCACTTCTTTTAAATTTTTATCCAACTCTTTTGACGATAATGAATAACCGTTCGGCTGTGAATTACTATGAATAATATGTTTGTTTACTACTTTAATAACTTGTTCAGGGATTTGGGTTCCACCCGCGTTTTCACAAAATACCGTTTTTGTATTATTAATTAATGATGGGAAAAATTTTTTCATTAGTTTTTTCATATAAATTCTTTATTTATTTTTAAATAGTTTACAAAAGTTTAAAAAAGTTTAAAAAATTGAACGAAAAACATAAATTTATATTTCATAATTAAATAATTATGTCCAAAGAAATTTTTATATCACATGCTTGGGGTAATGATTCAGATAATAGAGATAATCACATACGATGCGGAGAATTATGTAATATTTTAAAAACAAATGGCTATTCTGTATGGTTTGACACATATGATATGTCTGGTAATATAGATTCATGTATAATGAGTGGTATAAATAATTGCAAGGTTGTTTTATTATGTTTAACTGAAAAATATTTCAATAAGATTAATAATGCCGTTCATGGACAAGTTTTAAATGATAATTGTTATAAGGAATGGAATTATAGTCTATTTAAACAAAAGAAGATAATCCCATTGATAATGGATAGTAAAACTAGTAATGTTTATTTAAATACAGATGGAGTGATACAAATGTATTTAAATAGTTGCTTGTATGTTGATATGAGTAAAAATTTAATTGACGAAATAAAGTTATTATATCAGACTCTTAAAAAATATGAAGTATATAATAAAAACGAAAAAAAATTTATGAAAATCAAGCCAAATACATCATTAGATAATCTATTAACTTTACTTTCAAAAAAACTAGAAACTATGTCATCTCCCAATAATTCACCTAGAAAAATACTTTCGCTTGGTTATAGACGAATAAGAACACGAATATATTTATAGCGGAATTGGAATTTGTGAATTAGTAATTCTCATTATTAAATCTTTTTTGTTACCTGTTACTTTAAGCTTATGCTCTTTTAATACATTTTTTAACTGTATTATATTATATTTTTTAGAAATTTTTTCCTCTATATCTCCCCAATTTGTTATAGTATTTTCTAAAAGATTTTCTTTCTTATAGCTTTGATTATGATGATTTAAACAATATATATTACCATTTTCTATATATGCTCCTTTATTGCACATTTGGTTCTTATTTTTTCCGGATTTGTAAACCCAACAGCAATTATTAATTACAAGCGAATATTTAGAAGGATAGTTAACTCCTCTTTTTAAATTTACTGATGTAGATTTAATATATGGTAGTAACCCATCCGTTATTTCTCTACAATATGGACACTTTATTTGCGATAAAGCCAAATGTTTTGTTTCTAAAAAATTATTGCTAGCTTTTTGCTTACATAATTCATTATACAGTGGAATGTAATTAAATCTATGATTACATTTCAAAGTTATGTAGTTCTCTCCTAATTTTTCATAAGTCAGAAGACATATGTCTTCATCTGCATCTTCTGTATTTGTATTCATTAATTCATTAGATAATTGTTGATAAAAATTAAAATTATCTTCAACAATATAGGACATTATAATAATATTAATTTACTCTTTAAAATATTATACATTAATATTTATTATTTTTTATGAATTGGTTTATATATACATATATACATTATGTCTCAAGATAAATTGATTTGGGGAAATTATACTTGGAAATTTTTTCATACATTAGCTGAAAAGGTGGATTCAGAAAAATTCTTGAATATAAAAGATGATTTAATTAATATAGTTCTAGAAACTTGTAATTATTTACCATGTCCGGATTGTTCTGAACATGCGGTTAGAGTTCTTAAAAAAGCATATTTGCAAAAAATAGAAAGCAAAGATGATTTTAAACAATTTCTGCGACAATTCCATAACATTGTTAATATTAAACTAGAAAAAGAATGTGTTTCTAAAGAAAAATTAGATAATATGTATAAAGATGAAAACTTAAATCTTCTTTTAAACAAATTAGTTAATTCATATTTAATTATTAGAACATCAGATAGAATGATGAGTTATAATTTTCAAAAAAAAATTTATTTAAGAAAGTTAGTAAATAATTTAAATAGACTAAAAGATAATTTTAATTAATAAATTAAACTATATTATTAGAAATTAATCTACCATTTTTGTAAACACTACATCTAAATGTTTGCTTCTTTGGTCTTTCGCAAATAACATTATTTGAAGTCAATTCACTATAAAATAATAAATTTCTTTGTCCACTAGCCATAAATATACCAAACCATATACCACCCAATATTAATCCCATTATAATGCTAAGAGCTACACCCATAGCATTTGTACAAAAGTTGAATAATTGATAGTAAATATTTATACCAGAGAATATTATTAAAAATGCCAATACAACCGGATTAATCGTATTTGTTTCTAACATAGGTATTAGTAAATATGAAAAGGTGAAAAATGAAATAATAATTGGAAGAGCTGGTAACATGTAGTTTGTTCCAGGTATACTAAATAAGTTGCATGTAAGCGACGCATTTGAACCTCTAGGTGTATCAAATAGTTTTCCGGTTAAATACCATGAAACGAAACATAAAACGATACCACCTAAATATGTTATAGCTTTTAATATATTAAAATTAAATAGTGCGGCTACAACTAGAAAAAATACTAAAAATGTTGGATATAAAGAACCTAGTAATTCTAATATATTTGTAAATGTTGAATTAACAGCCATTATATATTTAATTAACAAAATTAATTAAATATATATTTAATCTAATAGAATTATTTCTAATCTAATAGAATTATTTCTAATACTTCTTCTATATTTGATACTTCATAGAAGTATATATCTTTAAGTATACTCTTATCATCTAGATTATCATAAAATTCCTGATAATCCTTGGAATTTTCACTTGGGTATATAAACTTTGTAGCACCAGCTTCTATACCACCCAAAATCTTCAAGTCTAACCCACCAATTGCAGTTATTTTGCCTTTAAGGCAGATTTCGCCAGTTATTGAAAAATCTTTGTTAATACGGCGATTTGTGAGTAAACTATATATTACAGTTGTAATTGCCGCACCAGCAGATGGACCATCTTTAGGTGTCGAACCCTCTGGTACGTGAATATGTATACCAAAATTCTTTTCTTTTTCAAAACTGTCTACATAATATTGTTTTTTTTCTTTACTTAATAATGACCATACTAATGATTTTGCAACAAACATACTTTCTTTCATAACATCGCCTTGCATTCCAGTAAGTTTTAAATCAAAAAGATTAGATGATGGTATAAACTTACTTTCTATATTAAGAAGACCACCTTGTCCCATATTATTTGCCCATAATCCATTAATAACCCCTACATAATTTTCTTGATTTATTTTATTTATTCTATGCTCTGGTCTATCTTTGAGATATTTATAGCGCACATCATCTATTGTTAATTTAATTGGAAAATTTATAGTTTTATCAATTGTTGTTAAAAGTGTTAAATTAATTTCACCAATAATCTCGAATAAAAGTTCTTTCAGTTTTCTAACCCCAGGTTCATTTGTATATTTGTTAATAATAAATTCAACGACACTTTTGTCAATTTCAAGTATGTTATCAAAGCCCATTTTTTGATAAATCTCTGGTAAAATATATTTATCAGTTATTATCAGTTTTTCATTCATAGACAAATGCTTAAATTTAATTCTATGAATTCTATCTAATAAAATTCGGTCTATTTTATCAACATCATTATATGAAAAAATAAAAAGCGCCTTTGATAAATCTAAATCAACCCCACTAAAGTATTTATCCTGAAACGAATCGTTTTGTGTTGGATCTATCAAATGTGTCAATATACCAATTATTTCCTTACCATGTTCTGTTTTACTAATTTTATCTAATTCATCAATAAATATAATTGGATTCATGCAATTTGTCTCTATCAAAATATCTACTATCCGACCCCACGTTGACCCAACGTATGTGTAATTGTGTCCCTCTAATGTACTACCATTTGAAGAGCCGCCTATAGCTATAAATGAAAGTGGCCTTGATTTACCGTCTTTGTCTTTTAAACAATTAGCTATACCTTTTTTAGCTAATGAAGTTTTACCGACACCAGGTGGACCTTCGAATCCAAAACAATAACCACTTTTCTCTCCATTAATCCATTGTCCAATTATTCTTTCAAGTTGTCTTTTAGCTTTTTCATGACCATAAACTGAATCATTTAGAGTCTGCTTCATATTTTTCATATATAGACTTATATCATCTATTTTACTTTTTATGCCTACGATTTCATTCTTTGCATTTAATATTTTTTCTGCAATATTATTACTTTCGAAAAGGACATTAAATTGATAATATATTTCTTTTATAACTTGATAATTTTTCTTATTACTATTAATATAATCAATTAATATATCTTGGAGTTCATTGATTTTTTTACCATTACAAGGTAATTTACTATTATTTTTCGCGGATTTCTTTAAGATAGTGTTGTTTATAAAGGTAATTATGTTTTGTAAATTGTCCTTCTTAAAATGAGAAATATTATTTTTAAAAGTATCTATATATTGTGAAAACACCTTATCTAGATAATAATTTTCAACATATTCAAGATTTTTTACTAACTCAATATTAGTATATTTATTTTTTGAAGTAATTTCTAGATGTTTGGGGGTATTAATGTTTTTCAAATTACTATATAGCGCATTAAATTGTTTATCAATCTCACTTTTGGTATTCAATATTTCCTCCTCTTTTAATATACCAAATGGAATTTTCAATAAACCATCTAGATATTGTCTAGCTTTACTTCCCGAATCTTCACTCTTAGCTTTCACTTCTTTTAATTTTAACACGGCCTTTTCTTTTATATTATCACTAGCTTTTAACAAGCAAATCTGTTGTTCCAGTGGAATTTTACTACTATCAAAATTATATAAATTATTTGTATATTGTATTGTTTGCTTCATTGCATCCCTAAATTTTTTCTTAATGTTCCATGGTAAACTATCAAATAATAATGTTTGTTCTAATGTATCTACATTACCATTATTCTCATTTGATAATATATCATATAAAAGATAAGCCAAATATAAATTTTCCGGGTCATTATTTTTAATTAGTAATTGTATTAAAACACTTCTTTGACTATAAAGTTCACTATTTATAAACTCTTTAATCACTTGTGATACAGACTTTTGCTTTATTAATATTAACTGATTTATAATATTCTCATATTTATTATATAATTCACTATTACTATAGACAAAAATATCCTTAATTGTTAAACTAAGTATAAAATTATTCCAATTATCATTATGATAATGATTATCTGAAGGTTTGTTATCCTCTAAAAGTGACATTTTCTGTTTAATAAATTCATTATTTAGACAACCTATAATTATATCATCTACTATGCAAAATATTATATAAGTTTTTCTATTAGCGACATCATGAAAACATACTTTCATTCCATAAACCTTTGTTTGAAATGATTTACTAGTTCTAGCTAAATCAAAACACTCTAGATATTCAGCACTTTCACAAATCATAATGTCTTCAATGATTCGGTTCTTAGGAAGTATTTTTTTCTTCTTTTCCGTATTATCTTCATTTTTCCAAATTGCTATTTTATAATTTATTGGATGTACATAATTTTCCATTAACTTAAATTTGTAATCTAATTCTTTTTCTTTCAGTATGCTTTCAACGTAGTCTTTTTCAAAAAGCAAAGTTAATAAATCACTGAAACTTTCTGTGCCGAAATTCTTTATTATTTCTATAATTTGCCCTTTTAAATTATGTAATTTTTTTTCGATTTCATTATTCTCTGAATTTTCATTAATTGTTTTCATAAGATTATTTAGGTTTTCATTTATTATTTCTAATGTTGATATTGAAATATTTAATTCATTTGGTCCAAGAATATCATAAAGCTTATATTTTTGTGATGATATTATAGTCTTATTTATTACACATTGATAATATAATATTTTATTTCTATAATTTTCCATAATATATTATATATTAAGTAAAATTAAAATGCTTTTTTACTAAATTGTATTTACTATATTGAAAATATAAATTCGAGTGATTTTTTACTTACAAATTTTCGGTAGTTCTTACGTACTTCTTTAACATCATTTACATTTAATTTCCAATTTTCGAATGATTGAAGAATACCGTTACTAGTATCCCAAAAACCATTTACCTTAGCAAAATTCGCCCAGTAATCATCTAAAATGTCTGGATGACCAACATTTTCATATATAATTTCTGTGGAATTACCTATAAAGTTAGGTTCTTGCCATTCTGGTAATCTTGGTTCACTATTAAACAACTTATCAGCTTTGATTTGTAATATTGGATAGTCAACTTCTATATCTTTTCTCTCTACGGAAAAAAAATTAATTTCAGGTAGGCATATAGGGTCTACAAGTACTGCATGATTTATTTTATCTGTGTCAAATATTTCGGAATTAAATGATGAATGTGAAAGAAATGCAATACTATCAACACATAATGTATTTGTTACATCAATAATATCATCTTTACTTATTGGACTTAAGTCTTTATAAGTTATTACTGTAACATTTTTTTTAAATTCATCTATTAATGAATTATATATAAATGAAGGCATTGTTCCAAACAATCCTGGAGAAAATAAGAGGGGTGGACCTTTACCAACTAATTTAATATCTCTTCCAGATTGCAGTTTTACTGATGGTGAAAAAAATGCTAATGCTACTACAAAAAAATTCATCATTTCTCTCTATAAAATTACTAATTTTATTTTAAATTATTTTATACGAATTTTCAAATATATCAAATATGTCAAATATATTTTATATTATAAAGATTTAAAATTAAAAATATATTTATTATGTTGTGTAATGGGAATACCTAGTTATTTTGTACACTTAGTTAAAAATCATACATCAATTATAAAGCACTATGATTCCTCAATGATAGATATAGAGAATTTATATCTAGATAGCAATAGCATTATATATGATGCTGTATTAAATGTTAAATATCTAAAAGATGATAAAGAATTTGAAAATAAACTTATAAAGTGGATTTATGATAAGATAATTTTTTATGTAAATCTGATAAAACCAAAGAAATTATTGTATGTAGCATTTGATGGCGTTGCTCCATTAGCTAAGTTAGAGCAGCAGCGTTCTAGAAGATATAAAGGTTGGTATACTAATAATTATCTAGTGAATGAAGAAAATCAAAATGAAAAATGGGATACTACAGCAATTACTCCTGGTACAAATTTTATGAAACTATTATCCAATAAAATTAAAAAATATTTTGAAACGAATTTTAATAGCGATTATAAAACGAAAATAAAAGTGATTGTTTCATCTAGCGATGATGTAGGTGAGGGTGAACATAAGATTTTTCAATATATAAGATTACATAAAGAATATCATAAAAGAAGCAATTCGGTAATTTATGGTTTGGACGCAGACTTAATTATGTTGACTTTATTACATTCGTGTTATATAGATAATATATATTTGTTTAGAGAAACGCCGTATTTTATAAATTCAATAGATAATTCTTTGCTGCCGAATCAGCTTTATGTTATGGACATTAAAGAACTAGGATATAAAATAATAAATACTATGAGTAATACAGTAAGTAATAAAGTAAGTAGTATAGTAAGTAATACAGTAAGTAGTACAGATTTAGAAAATTTTCAGAAGACTAAATCGTATGGTGAATATATTAATGACTATATATTTATTTGTTTTTTACTAGGCAATGATTTTATGCCACATTTTCCCGCTATTAATATTAGGACAAATGGGGTAAGCATTTTACTTGATGTCTATAAAAAGTTATTTGATAATAAAGATACGATAATAAGAAATGATGTGATAGTATGGAAGAATTTTAAAAAGTTTGTTGGGTTAATTAGTGAAAATGAAAACTATTATTGCAAGAATGAAGAGCTAATTAGAAAAAAGCAGGAAAAAAAGATTTTAAATGGAATAAATAGTAATATAGGTGGAGAGAATGAAAATAATCAACTGCTTTTAAATAAACCACTTTTAGAACGTGATGTTGAGAAATTTATTAATATAGGTGAAGATGGCTGGCGGGAGCGTTATTATTCTGAATTATTTTTTATGGATATTAATGATAGTAGAAGAAAGCAAATATGTATTAATTATTTAGAAGGATTGGAATGGAATTTTAAGTATTATAAAAACGGTTGTGCTGATTGGAGATGGAAATATAAATATAATTATCCACCTACATTTTTAGATTTACACGCATTTATTCCATTTTTTGATACAACATTCATAGAAGCTAATGATAATAAACCAGTTAAACAACTTGTGCAATTAGCATATGTATTACCTAGAAATAGTCTATTTTTGCTACCAAAAAAATTACATGAAAGACTTATATCCGGATATGAGGATATTTATAAACTGGATTTTAAAATAATGTGGTCATTTTGTAGATATTTTTGGGAGGCTCATGTTGAGTTACCTGAATTTAAAATAGAGATTATAGAAAATTTAGTAAAAAATTTAGTAGAAAATTTAGTAGAAAATTTAGTAGAAAAGTAAAAATAATTATATTATTATAAATACATAATTGTATGGCTTCCTATACTCTTAAGCAAAATAATATTTCTAAAACCATATATACAGAATTATCATTAGATAAGTTAAAAGAATACTTGAACGAAGGTGAAAAAGTAGTAATTATTAAGTTTGGTGCATCATGGTGTCGTCCATGTCATAATATAAAGAACCTTGTTGAAAGTAATTATTTAAAGATGCCTGAACATGCATTATGTTTCGATATAGATGTAGATGAAAGCGGTGATTTATTTGGTCATTTATTTACAAAAAAAATGGTAAAGACATTGCCTGCTTTACTAGTTTACTATTGTAATCGAGAACGAGACTATTGGTATATAGCCGATGAAAACATATCAAATTCTGATAAAAATGTGGTTCAAGATTTTTTTACCAGAATCTATAATAACTGTAACAAGTAAAAATTAGAAAAAATAAAAATTAATATTAAATATGGATATAGATTTTAATATTAATAATTATAATCTTGATGATATTTTAAATTTATTTAAATTAGATAAAAATTTTACATTTAATGACCTTAAAAATGCAAAAAAATATGTGTTGATGTTACATCCTGATAAATCCGGATTAGATAAAGAATATTTTTTGTTTTACACAAAAGCATTTAGAGTTATTAATAATATTTATGAATTTAGTAAAAGAAAACAGGAAAAATTAGATAATACAAATTCGGATATCAAATATAGTAACGATAATATATTGAATGAAAATGGCAATAAAGTAATAATAGATAATTTTGTAGAACAGAAAGGCAAAGATTTTAATAGGTGGTTTAATAAAGAATTTGAGAAAAATAATTTACAAGATGATAGCGTAAAAAATGGATATGGAGATTGGTTAACATCTAATGATGATTTAGATGAGTTGAACCAAAAAATGTCGATAAATCAACTGCATGATAATATTAATGAAAAAAAGAAGAAATTATCTGCTCTTGCCAAGAGAGAAGAGATTAGAGAAATTTCACATAATTCAGGTAATTTATTAGATACATCTGCGCCTGATAATTATCAGAGCGATATATTTAGTAAACTTCAATATGAAGACTTAAAGTTAGCACACACAGAATCTGTAGTTCCTGTTACAAAAGATGACTTTGATAATAGTTTAAAATTTAATAATGTGGAGTCATATAGACAATATAGAAATTCACAAGATGTTAATCCAATTAATGAGAAGGAAAGTATGAATTATTTTAGTAATAAAAATAGTTTGGAAGATAGACAGGCATTAGATTTAGCATATAAATTATCACTTCAAACTGAAGAGAGTAAAAGATTTAATAAAAACTTATTAAGTAAAATGAAACTTATTAAGTAAAATGAAACTTATTAAGTAAAATGAAACTTATTAAGTAAAATGAAAGCTTCCAAATAATTATAAAAATATATATATATTAACATGATAGATTATAGATATATATTTTTACTAGTAATATTTGTATTATTACATTATTATAGAGAGAAATTTGTTAAATATGATAATGAAAACACATCAAAACACTATTATGACATGTTAAATCAATTTTTACTAAATAATAATCGCTGTGTTTCTAATAGTTTAGCTAAAAATAATAAACCCTGCTTATGGATACATTTACACAATGATAATAGCATTATTCCAAGCACTAATCAAAGAAATTGGTTAAATTTTTATTCCAGAAATACTACTAATTTTAATCAGCCTTATCAACTTTTAACTATAAAATCTATAGTTGATAAGTGTTCCGATGATTTCAACATATGTATAATAGATGATAATTCTTTTTCTAAAATAATTCCACAATGGAATATGGATTTATCAAAAATGAGCAACCCATTAAAAGATAGAATGAGAACTCTTGCCCTTTCGCGATTATTAAATATTTATGGTGGATTAATTGCGCCATCCTCATTTATTTGCTTACGTAGTCTAAAGCCTTTATATAATTTATGTAAAAGAAATGACAAATTAATTGTAGGAGATTTTGTAAATAGAACTACATTCAATTCTACACTACAACAAAATGTTATTCCATATTTATATTTTATGATTTCAGAACCTAATAATCCAGTTCTTTTAGAGTTTATTAGTTACCAAGAAGCACTATATTCTAGAGATTTTACAGCGGACCTTGAATTCAATGGAAAGATAAATGAATGGTTATATGATGCTAATAAAAATGATAAATTGCAAATTTTAGATGGAGAATATATTGGCACCAGAGATAAAGAAAATAACATTATTATCGTAGATGATTTACTAAGTTCAAAAGTAATAGAATTACATAGTGATAATTATGGATTGTACATTCCTTGGAATGAACTGATTATGCGTACTGCATTATCTTGGTTCGTTTATCTCTCTGTGGAGGAAGTTTTAGATAGTAATACAAATATTGGAAAATATCTATTATTTTCAAATACTAATTTTTAGGTATTTTTAAAAGTAAACATAGTATATTATTTCATATTTAGATTTATCATATTTAATTTTGGAAATAAATCTAACTTCATTTGCTTTACATACATGTCTTACAACTGTTAAAAATGAATTATAAGTTATATCTCTATTTATGTAATATAATTTCGATGCATGATAGTGAGATACTAAAGAAGTAAAAAACGTTTTAATGTCATCTGATAATAATCCTTTTCTAAATGAAATTTTATCTATTAAATAATATTTTTCATTTTTAATACAAATTTTTTGCAGTAAATCAAATAAAAATTTATTATCTGGATTAGATTTAAAAATTTGATTACTCATATTATATATTTATAGTTAGAAAATCTATAAAAAATCTATAAAAAACTTCTATTAACAAATTATGTTAATAAAAGTTTTTAACTTTTGTCAAGTATATTAGTTATACTCCTTGTAAATATTGCTAATTCTATTTCGTCTTCATGTATTGTGTAAAATATTGATATATATTTAGATAATAGTTTTATTATCTCGTATTTTTCTTTTTCTGGTAATGAGCATAACTTTATATATATAAAATAATTATCTAAAATATCCATTACAGAATATCCTTCATCGTTAATATCTAAAATCTTTTTAATACTAGATTTTAAGTTTTTCTTGGATTTACAAAGTTCAGTATATTCATTAAATCTTTGAAATGATATATTTGTACATAAATCTATAGCCTTATTTTTCGTTATATTTTCATTTAATAATTTAAATTTTTCCAAATAGTTTATTAATATTTTATAGGAGTTGTTTGTTAGTGTTAGCAGAAATTCTTTGGCATCATCCTCTATTAATATATTTTCTCTCTTAATTATAAAATCCAATTTATTTTTTAACTCTAATTTTGTTGGAATATCCAGATTAATCAATAATAATCGGGACTGTATTGTATCAATTATTTTTTGAATATTTCGGCAAGATGCTATGAAATTTATATTTTTTCCATATTTATCAATACAGTTTCTAAAAACTGCTTGACTCTGGTCATTTATATAGTCTAAGTCGTCAAGTATTATTGTTTTCTTTTTACCTGGTATATTACATAACGATTGGCAAAACGTTTTTAACTCATATCTGTAAAATGATATTCCTTGTTCTTTCAAAGGATTTATTACAAGAACATTATCTTGCATGTTTTCATTTAAATAATATTTCTCCAATATTTTTTTAATTAGTGTACTTTTACCTGTATCCGAATCTCCAATTAGAAGCAAGTTCAAATTACTATTTTTTATCAAATTGTTTAATAGAGCTAATAGTTCTTTTTTTATATTTAAATTTTCAAGAGATAATGGTCTATATTTATAAAGTAGAGGTTGTTCCATTTTAAATTATTTAATAAATAACTATTTAAGCTTATGTTTAAATACCTATATATATGTTCTTTAATTTCGATAATCCAAATATTAATAACTTGAATCGAGAGAATTATTACACTTTATTAGGTTTAAAAAAAACTGCTACAATAGAAGAAATTAAAAAAGCTTACAGAAAATTATCTCTTACACTCCATCCTGATAGAAACTCTGGAGATAGTAAAAAATCTGAACTTTTTAGTAAAATTACTGACGCATATACTATACTTAGTGACTCTGAAAAACGTAGAAAATATGACTTTGAACTATCTTTTGACCCATCTAATTTGCTTAATATGATTTTAGACCCTAATAACTTAGACCCCAGTAACTTAGACCCTAGCAACTTAGATTTCAGTAATTTTTTATTTAACATAAATAGAAGAAATGCTGGGTATGCTGGAAATGCTGGGTATGCTGGAAATGCTGGAAATGCTGGAAATGCTGGAAATGATGCAAATTCTATTTATAAGTTACCAGAAACTATTTTCAAAGATTTAACTATAACACTGTTGCAGTCCTACGAAGGATGTAAACTACCTGTAAATATTAAAAAATGGAGAATTGAGAACAAGAGTAAAATAGATATAAGTGAAACTATTTATATAGATGTGCCAAAGGGTATAGATGATGGTGAAATTATAAGAATAGAAAAGAAAGGCAATACCACAAATGAGAATATTATTGGTGATGTAGAAATTAAAATTCAAATTTCAGGTGGAGATTCTTTTTTCTCGAGAGAAGGATTAGACTTAATATATAAAAAAGATATAACACTAAAAGAATCATTTTGCGGATTTTCATTCGATATAAGATTTCTAGATGGTAAAGAATTTAAAATTAATAATAAGGCGGGAAATATTATACCGCCTTTTTTCCGAAAGGTAATAAAAGATATGGGATTTGAAAGGGAAAATGTGAAGGGAAACTTAATAATTGTATTTAATGTAATTTATCCGAAAGAACTTTCAGCCGAGCAAATTCTCAAGTTAAATGATATACTGTAAAATACTTAATTTAAGGTGTTAATATTTTCAGCTCAATTGGTAATTCCTTGTTCTTACATTCATTTATGTAATCTATAGTTTCTTTAGGTTGAACACATAATTCATTATTAACACTAATTATGATATTTCCGTTTTTAAGACCATTTTCAAATAGTAATGATTTAGTATTTATATTTTGAACTTTTAATCCTGGATATATATAACCAAAAAAATTACTTCTATTCACTATTAAGCGAAATGGTATCTTATCATTCTTGAATATTTTCATTTCTATAATAGTGAATTTATCGTTTTTTTTATTTGTGGATACAGATTTGTTTTTTTTTAATTCACTAATTTCTAATTGTAAGTTATCAAATTCTTTATCAAAAAATATTTGATGTAACGAACTTTTACAAATTGGACATGTATTTTTTCCAATATCTTTCCACTTTTTTATACATGAATAACAAAAATGATGTGCGCAACCTGTACCGATGCAACTTTTTTCCATTATTTTATAACATATTGGACATTCCATATTATATATTGTAAAAAATTTATATTTAATAAGTATAAATTTTATATAAATTACATAAATTTAATAAATTACATAAATTTAATAAATTAGATAAATTACATAAATATCTATATTATACTATACTATACTATTTAGATATGTACAAACGACCAGCAGAAATTGAAATAGATGATAATATTATAAATTGCGATTTACTATCAGATAGTGTTAAAAAAACCTATCCTAAATTACCATTTAGTGAAAATAATTGGAGCAATTTTAAAGATGAAGCTCGCAAGAGAAATAATTTTTTGAAAACTCTAGATAATGAAGCCTATGAAAAAATAAAAGATAAATTCCCTGATTTTAAACCACCAAAATAATATTTGATAAATTTGTATAAAGATATTATTTATATATATAATAATGAGTACAATTAGTAGATTAAATAATGAACTTAAAGAAATAACTAATAATCCACCAACTAATTGTTCTGCTGGACCGGTTGATGACGATGATTTATATAAATGGCAGGCTACTATTGTAGGACCTGACGATAGTCCATATGCTGGAGGTATATTTTATTTGAAAATAGATTTTCCATATGATTATCCATTTAAACCACCAAAAGTGCAATTTATAACTAAGATTTATCACTGCAATATAAATAGCTCTGGTAGTATTTGCCTTGACATTTTAAAAGATCAGTGGAGTCCTGCATTAACAATAAGTAAAATACTATTAAGTATATGTTCTCTTATGGATGACCAGAATCCAAATGACCCATTAGTAGTAGAAATAGCAGATTTATATTTACAAGATAAGCCCAGATTTATAGAAAATGCCCGATATTTTACATTGAAATATGCTGTAGGAGAAGAAGATGAAGATTATTAAATCTAATAATTAATAATATTTAAAAATTATTAATTATTTAATTGTATTATATGTCAAACAAAGAAGAACTAGTTAAAAAAATTAAAGAATGGATAGCTTCCGATGACAGATTAAAACTATTACAAAAAGAAATTAAAGAAATAAGAGCATTAAAGAAGGATTTAACGGATGAATTACTGGTTATAATGAAAAACAATGATATAGATTGTTTTGATGTGAATGAGAATAAACTTATTTTTTGCCAAAACAAGGTTAAGGCTCCCATAAATAAAAAAACCCTTCTCGAAAATTTAGAAAATTTTTTCAAAAATTATCCCAAAATTAATCCCGAAGAAGTAACTAATTTTGTTCTAGAAAATAGGGATGTTAAAATCAATGAGAATATAAGAAGAAAATAGATAAAATATATAAAATATATATATATGAATTCAATTCTTAAAAATATATTTAAAGTTATAGGTTTTATTCTTGGTTTTATTATTTTACAATCTATATTAAACTTTTTTGGATTTAAAGTATCTACCTACTTAATTTATCTACTTTGGATTGTGGCACTTCTCATATTCTATTTAGCGCTTCCTGGGGATTATGATTTATTAAATTAGTTTTTTAGCATTATTCAAAAATTTCTGAAAATTGAAAACTAATTTTTTTTGTATATCATGATAGAAAAGATATTATTATCTAACAAAATGCTTACTATTTTAAAACGCATATTCCCATATGATATTAGCGAATATATTTATCAAATTTACAAAAATGATGCGATTGAAGTTATAATGTATCCTAAATTATATACTCTAGAACTAATTCTAGATAATTTTATAAAGATAAAACAATCTGAATGGTATAATCGTTTAGGACTATATAGTATCAATAATATAGATGGTATGAAATTTGTTAAAAAAGTATTTCAACTTATAAAAAAATATAATTATAAAGTTGATAAACAACTTGATTTAAAAATTTTTAAATTTAGAGATATTTTACAGAATATCATAAAAAAAATGGATAGTGATGACCAAATAATTTATAGTATAATGATAAAACAGCTTCTATAATTGACTCTAACATATAAATACTGGTTCATTTTCACTATCAGAATTGCTATCAGAATTGCTTTCGCTTTGCTCTTCACTATCGCTTATATTTCTACGGTTAGAGTAATTTAATATTCTCATTTTTTTTTTAATCTTATTATCGTTATTCTCCCAGCATGCATATATTAAATGACCAAAGCGATTTATATACCTATTATAATTAGTATATTTAATTATTAATTCAATTAAATCGTCGTTTAAATATTTATCCAAAAGTTCATGTATAAGCTCTTTAAATTTATTAAATTGACGATTATCAAAGAGACAAATTATATTTGGATGTTTGAAATACTTTTTGGAAAAAGGGCATAACCCACACATACTCTTTGCTCTAGTGATTACAACCATTTATTTTACTTTATTTTATATTATTTTATATTATTTTATATTATATTTACACATATTTTAGATTTTAAATATGTGTCAATTTTATTTAGTTGTTTTAAAAAATTGAAAAATAATAAAAACATTTTACCAATAATAAATAATCTATTATATTAATGGAAAACAATAAAAAAATTATAGCCATGTTAGATGAATTGGCAAGTATAATGCAAAGACGCGGTGATGGAATACGTGCAAAAGCTTACGAAAATGCATCTACACAAATAATGCTTCTAAAAAAAGATATTGGAGAAATGAATTATGATGTGAAAAAGATTCCAGGAATAGGTAAGACAATTGCTGAAAAAATAGATACCTTCTTAAAAACTGGAACCCTGGAAATTTTGGAGAGAGAAAGAGTTAATCCTATCAATGTTTTTACGCAAATTTATGCAATAGGACCTAAGAAAGCAGAGGAACTTATAAAGAAAGATATAACTACAATCTCTCAGCTTAAGGAAAATATTAGCATGTTAAATGATAAGCAAAAAGTAGGAGTTAAATATTATGATGATATTTTAAAACGCATTCCTCGCAGTGAAATCGACGATTTTTATATTAAACTTTCACTTATTTTTGAAGAACTTGATATAAAGGGTTCCAGATTTGAAATATGCGGTAGTTACCGCAGAGAACAAAAAGATTCAGGTGATATAGATGTTATTATTACAAATGATAATAATGATTCTACAATATTTAAAGAGCTCCTGGATTGGTTAAAAAGAGAGAAATATATTCTAGAAGATGGCTTCTTATCGCGCGGGGATGTAAAAAGCCTAACGGTGATGGATATTTATCCAGAACTCGAAAATACCGTGAAACGTCGGGTTGATTTCTTTTACACGCCACCTAATGAATATGCATTTGCTATATTATATTTTACAGGAAGTAAAATATTTAATACACTCATGCGACAACGCGCAGTTGATATGGGTTATACACTAAATGAACATGGAATTAGTTATTTACATAATGGAGTAAAAGGTAAAAAAGTTGAAATGGAATTTCCTGATGAGAAGTCAATATTTAAATTTTTAAATATGAAATATAAGCGTCCTAGTGAAAGAACCGATTTTACTGCTATAGAAGATGGCAGTGAAGAAACCAAACAGAAACATAATAAAACAGTAAAACGCGTAAAAACTGTTAAACCAGATTATATAGAAAGATTCAAACAAGAAGGAGCAACTGTACTAGACACTATGACTAAAGATGAACTAATAGAATTAATACAATCGCTAAATACTGCTTATTATATAGGCGATAAGGAAATTACAAATACGCAATTAACAGATAATCAATATGATATAATTAAAGAATATATTGAGAAAAAATATCCAGATATTAATCCTAATAAGATAAATCATACTTCTTCTGATATTAAACATATTGAGCGAAATAAAGTAAAATTACCATATGAATTATGGTCTATGGATAAGATTAAACCCGATACGGATTCTGTTAAAAAATGGATTAAAAAATATAATGGACCGTATGTTATATCGTGTAAATTAGATGGTATTAGTGCATTATATGTTTCTGGTGAATCTTCTAAAGAAGCCAAATTATATACAAGAGGGAATGGCCGGGAAGGACAAGATATAAGTCATTTAATTCCATATATTATTTGGAAGAATAGAAAAGAGCAGGATTTTGAAATAGATTTTGTATTAAGAGGAGAGATAATTATTAAGACAAAAGTATTTGAAGAAAAATATAAAGATACTTTTGCCAATCCTCGTAATTTTGTTGCGGGTATTGTAAACAAAAAAACAGTTGACCCTAACATTCTTATTGATTTGGATTTTGTTCCTTATGAAGTTATAAAACCACAATTAAAACCGAGTGAGCAATTCAAATTTATTAACGATGAATGGATAACCAATCCGGTTAAATATAAAATAATGGAAAATATTAATAATGAAAATTTATCACAGACATTACTAGAATGGCGGGAGACATATGAATATGAGATTGACGGAATTATAGTTGTTGATGATAATATATATGATAGACCCCTTAAGAATCCTGAATATGCATTTGCTTTTAAAATGGTTATTAGCGATGATGTTGCGGAGGCTAAAGTATTAGATGTGATATGGACACCTAGTAAAGATGGATATTTAAAACCTAGAATTAGAATAGAACCAGTGAAATTAGATGGTGTAATTATTGAATATGCAACTGGTTTCAATGCTAAATATGTAAATGATAATAAAATTGGAGTAGGGTCAATTATAACTATGCGTAGAAGTGGAAAGGTAATTCCATATATTGTAAATGTTGTTGAACCCGCGGAAATAGGTATGATGCCTACTTTAGATTATGAGTGGACAGAAAGCGGTGTAGATATTGTTTTAAAAAATTCAATATATGATATAACAGTTAAAGAAAAAAACATATTAGCATTCTTTAAAGGTATAGAAGCCGATGGGATTGGTCCAGGAAATATTAAACGTATAATGGATGCGGGGTTTGATACAGTAACAAAGATTATTGCAATGACTAAAGATGACTTACTAAAAGTGGATGGTTTTAAAGAAAAGACTGCTACAAAGTTACATAATTCGATTAATGAAAGAATTCGTAAATCTAAATTACATACATTAATGTCAGCATCTAATCTATTTGGTAGAGGATTTGGCGAAACTAGATTTATTGCCATTCTTTCTAAGTATCCTGATATTCTTACAAGTAATCTAAGTAATAGTGAAAAAGTGAAACTTGTTAAAAATGTGGATGGAATCGCCGCCTTAACCGCTGGTAGATTTGTAGATAACATTGCTAAATTTATACAATTTATGAATGATGCTGGGTTAGAACATATTCTATATAATACAAAGGCATTGGATACGACGGTTGGTACAGTCGATACGGTTGGTACTGTCGATACTGTAAAAAGTGAGATATATGGAAAAAAAATAGTAATGACTGGATTTAGAGATAAAGAACTAACTGAAAAATTGAAAAAAATGGGGGTAATAATAAGCGATAATGTTAGTAAGAATATATTTATGGTTTTAGTTAAGGTAAAAGATGAAGATACCACAAAGGCGAATCAAGCACGCGAAAATAATATACCAATTATGTTGGTAGATGATTTTATAAAAAAATATAATTTGTAAAATTTAATAATTTGAAAATTTAATAATTTGAAAATTTGTTAATTTCATTAAGTATATTAACATTACTTTTTTAATAATATATAAAAAATGTACTTAGTTCCATTAGTTCGCGCAAATAGAGCAATTGCCGCGTCATTAATTTATCCAAGTCATCCTATACAAGCAGTTATAGTAAGTGAAACGATTAGTATTTTTGCACCATTGTTAGACCCACAATTTTTTTCCAAAATATTGGGTTTAATTTTAGCATATAAATATAACCCTACATTTGCTACATTAATGAGCCAACAATATTTAAAAATAAATTTAACCTATAATCAGGCTGAAATATGTTGTCTATTATTATTTAATTTACTTTTATTTATAAATCATAGTTATCTTATTTGAATAGAATATATATTTTATATATATATGGCAAGAGTTATCACATTCAAAAAGTGTTTAAATATAATGATTGACATTGAAAAATATCTCACAAAAAATGAAGAAATAACAATTGATGCGTCTCAAGGTCCACAAACGAAAGTTGACATAGCTAATTTTGTCCGCAAACGTAGTGGAATTTTAAATAAAATAAATAATGATAGTGGATTACTGACAATAAAAGTATTGCAACGTGGAAATAATGCGCATGCTATTATTTTAGTTAAGAATGAATATTTAACAAAAGGATGGAGTATATTCGATGCTAACGGTAAGCAATTTTTTCCATTTAGAATTATAGGGAGCGGTAGCGATGTTACTGGAGATTATTTAGAAGTTACTGGTAGTAAATCGTTGAATTATGGAAGTGAAGTAAATAATCCTGGTTATTGTGGCACTATAGGTGTTATTTTTATGATATTTTTTTTGAAGAATAAAGACAACCCAGAATGGCCGTCTTATTGGAGTGAAATAGTAAAAAAACTATCATTGCGAATTTCGCAAACAGAAGGAACACTGGCTAATATTTTAGCTTCGCAAATTCAAAAATATTTATCTAATGTAAGCAATATTAATGATGATGTTATTAATAAAATTTATGAAAAAATTAATAATTATTTACAAGAATTAAATACTAAAAAAGCAACATTAACTGGTGGTGTAAGAACATCAACAAAAAGAACACAGAAACAATATAAAGAATATGACTCCAAACACTGTAATAAACAAAGTGTTTTACTTGAAAATAAAGAAAAATGTAGAGAAAAATCGTTTGGTACATGTGGTAAAAATATTTATTTAGAAAATGGACAATATTTTTATTGTAGAAACTATAAACCTTTAATTGGAAGCCCTGGCTGTGACTACCTTTCTACTGTAAGGAGAAAACCAGGAATTTGTATTGACCAAGATTTAATAAAAAAATTTACAACTACAACTCAACATGAATTATTTTCTAGATTAACTCAATTAAAAAATTTAGGATATACAAAAAAAATTTATAACGAGATATTAACACCTTTAGCTGATAACGCCCAATTTTTAGAACCTAGACAACGCACAATATTAAAAAAGCGACTTGAAAAGGAAACAAAAGAAACAGAAAGAATAAATACACAAGCAAGACAAGATTTAAGAGGTCTTGAACTTAAAGATTTTGAAACAAAAATACGCCAAAGACTCAAAACTTTGAGAGAAACAGAAGGAGGAAGTAAGAAAAAAAGTAAGAAAAAAAGTAAGAAAAAAAGTAAGAAAAAATCTCTTTTAAATGTTTAAATCTGTATAATGAACTATTATTCAATAATATAATGTCCAAAACAACAGAAGATGGTGGAAGATTGTGTAATCAAATTGTAAGAAATTTAGCTTTAAGCATTCTAGCTGAAAAATATGATTTATACGTAGCATATTCTAGTTATGATAATATAAATAATAAATTAGGAATAGAATTATTTGTAGGTAATAAAAAATATAATGAAACTAAAATAATAAAAAATAATGATTATATGAATTATTTTAATAATAATATAAAAAATAATGCTAATTTTAATTTTATGTATGATTATTTTCAAGAAGAAGAAATAACAACCATTTTACATAAACGTTTAACTGATAACATGAAGAATATAATAGATAAAAATCCTTATAATAAACGATACAAAAATAATAATGATTTATTTTTACATATAAGATTAACTGATACAAAAAAATGGAATGTAGGAATAGATTATTTTATACATTGTATCAATTCCTTAAAATATGATAATATATATGTTGCTTCTGATAATTTTAATGATGACTTAATAAAAGAAATAAAAACTTTATACCCGTCGATTATTTTTTTTGAGAATAAACCAATAGAAACAATTCAATTTGGTAGTACTTGTAAAAATATTATATTATCACATGGTTCATTTTCAGCTGTAATTGGGTATTTAGCTTTTTTTTCAAATGTATATTTTAAGAATAAAGAATCTGGATACTATCCATTAGGTCCATTAGGTATGTTTAAAAATAAAGGCTTTATCCCTGTTACTTTATAAATTAATAAATTCTTGAAATACTATATCATAAATTTTATATATATTATATCATCTATAAAATTAAAGGATAAAAAGTATTTAAAAAGAGTTTTGGTATTATATATTAATGACATCGTGCCCGAGTGGTTAAGGGGACAGACTTGAAATCTGTTGTGCATAGCACGCGTAGGTTCAAATCCTGCCGATGTCGTTGCTATTATTATTAATAAAAATAAATTATTATTAATATTAAACTATTATTAAAGTATATAAATATTAATGGAAAGATGTTTTATTTGTTATAATAAACTAGATAATTCAAGTGTATATATGCCAATGGTCGATGAATATTTTGGCGAAGACATATCTATATTTAAAAATACATTTATCATAAAGTCTGTTGATGATTTTAGTTTTTTATATTATTGCGTATGTAATCCATGCATTGATAATTATCTAAAATATCATGGTAAAATGTTTAGTTATGTTAAAAATAGAGAAATAACAGGTAAAAAGTAGTTTGTTCCTTTTTCTCATAAATAGAATAGAATAGAATAGAATAAAAACGATTTAAATACTATTTAATGATAGTAGTTAATGACACCGTGGCCGAGTGGTTAAGGCGATGGACTGCTAATCCATTTCCCCATGGGATCGCGAGTTCGAATCTCGTCGGTGTCGTTGAATTATATTAATTTTTATTCATTAATATAATTTATTGATTTGGCGCAGTGATTTCTTTAAATTGTTTTAATATATAAATTATAAAATTGAAGTAAAATTATAAATCTATAAAAATGTAATATGGAAAGTAGAATTACAAAAAAATCAGACAAGCATTTACTTGAATTCAAAGGGGCAATTAAAGAATGGTTCAGTGACAACAACTCCGATATATGTGGAGAATGCGACAGGAGTGATTTTCTAAAATTCATTTTTGACTTTGATAGTCTATCATTTAGTAAAGATGATTTCCAGAAAAGGAAGCGTGTAAAAAATATAGTTCCAATGAGTATTCGTTGTTGTGCGAAAAGAGCCAATGGTGAACAATGTACTAGAAGAAAGAAGGATGGATGTGATTTTTGTGGTACGCATGAAAAAGGTCGTCCTAATGGAAGTGTTGAAACCGTAGAAAGTATAGAAAAAGAAGTAAAAAAGATTGAAGTTTGGGTGCAGGAAATCAAAGGTATTAACTATTATATCGACGATTGTACAAATGTATATAAACATGAAGATATCATCAAAAATAAGACGAATCCAGAGGTGTTAACTCATTATATTTTTAAAGATGGTATTTATAGTATTCCTGAATTTGGAATCTAATTTTAGTTTTTACTTTTTAGTTATATGTATATTTTTTACATGAATTATAAATATATACATAGGCAAATATGTTTTCTAATTACAATGCAGATTTTACTAATCTATCTATTAATATTTTAAATAAATGTGGTATTGAATGTATTTCTATTGATGATATTGCAAACAAAATAATACCAAGAGAAATATTGATAGATAGTGAAAAAGTGATTTATGAAAATATTAAAGATGATATAAAAAAAATAAAGCAATATTTGAAATCATCATTTTACACCTGTACTCAAAATAACGCTTCTGATAATCAAAAATATCCAGTTATTAATCTTATTAGGCAAATTCTTGGTAACTTTAAATTAAAACTTATACCAAAACGCATATGTAACGGTTATACCAAAGATAGGAAAAAAAAATATTTGAGATATTTTGAAATTAAAAAAATAGATGAGCTATAAATATTTATAAACATTTATAAATATATATACAAATATATATACAAGTATATATAGTTAATGAATAATTTTAATAATTTACTAGATAATGATAACAATAATAATAATAATGTTTTTACTCCTACTTCAATTCAAGTTTATCAATTTGATGAAATAATAAATAAAACAAATATTTTAATTGATAGAACTAGCACTGTAATAGGTAAGGTAGATTTAATATTAGAAGAATGGTTTAAATATCAATTATTAAATAAGAGCAGCGATATAATTTATGACCTTGATAAATTGATATTAGAAACATCCGTTATTGTAAATCAAGGAATCGAGACTGTTGATATTTATTTTAATATTGGTAACTATATTTTCACTAATATTCCATTCGCTTTTCATACGGTTGTTATTTCTTGTATGCTAGGAATTTGTATTCAAACAATTATGTGTATACTCCTATATTTTTTATACAAAGATAACAAAAATATATCTAAATTTATAAATTTAAAAATCGAATCCCCCAATCAAAAAAATAATTATTTAACTTATCACGTTTAATATAGTTTCTCATTTTGACTTATTGAGAGAAAGATTTAAAGAAAATATGGAAACCCATCCTTCTTTCTATGGCTCAAGTCGCTTCTCAAAAATTAATAATCATTTACTTGAATTGGGTCATGAAGCTATTGATTGGTGATATATTAATGTATTATAGCTTTTTATTGTTAAATAATTGAATAGGCAACCATTCATGTAAAGTAAAAAATTTATATATAATGTTACATAAAAGTTATCATTCGTTATTATATTATTATATTTATATGCTAATAAATTCATTGTTGCACCGTAAATGCACATAGGGTATCTAAGAAAATTATATACAAACGCATTTATTTTTTTCTGATTGTAGAGAGTTATTTTATTATTTTTATAGAGTGATAAAACAGTATATTCTATGGCGCCTGGGATACCACTGCATGCGATATAACCTAAATATATTTGATTTGTATTTACAAGTAAAATTGTTGGTGCTACTCCAAACAAAACAAAAATTATATGATGAAAATAATCCATTTTATTTAATTTAAAAAATAACATATGATGTAAATGCATTGATAATATTAAATAGCTAGAATTATGATTATTTAATAACTTGTAATTATCAAAAGGGTCTCTATATAAAGAATATGTTTCATTAAAAATATTACTAATTACCATTAAATTACCAAACACATGCAACTGATACCAACGCGCTTCTTTACCAAATGTTCTTGTTAATAAAACATCCGCAAGTAGAACGAGGACTTGATTACTTATAATATCGTAAAATTGAATCTGCATTATATATTCTATTGTTTTATATTTTTTTATTTAGTAATATAAAAAAATATTTAATAAACTCTTTCTCTCTTTCTCTCTTTCTCTCTTTCACTCTAGTTCTCTCAAAAATTTTGCTTAAATAGAAAAATAATAATAAAAAATTGAACTTATTATTTTTCTCAAGTACGTACGTTTCAAAATAAAATAGAAATGCCAACAAGTAATGTAGTTTGGATTTCTCTTGACCCTGTTAGAAGAAAAGTGGATTTTTATCCAAAAGCAATTTCTGGTAGAATCGAATTTGACTATCAAATGCGAAATATTTATTCTAGTACAAAATGTGATTTAGGTAGTGATTTCTTTAATGCAACTATACATTTTCATCCTAATGGAGTATGCTGTCAAACTACAAAAGGATTCAATTTAACTCGCAATGGGTTAAAAAAACCAGGTTATAGAAGTGTCAGGCGTATTATTTTAGAAGAAGGACAAAAAACAATTATTCTCTATTCTAAACTAGTATCAGAAGAATTGAGAATAACTGATGTAGAACTTGATAGCCAAATTACATTTAATGAAATTATACCATTGGATGTTATTATAGATAGTGATAATTATAAAGATATTCGAACTACTATTAACATTTGGAAACCCGAGGATTTGACAAGTGGATTAAACAATACTAATGTTATTGTATGGCAATGGTATATGGGTATAATTGAAGAACCCGCAAATTTAAATTGCTTAAACGATAATTGTTTTGTTCCGTATACTAATAATTTAAATGAAGAAATTGAAAAAGCATATCAAACTCAGGAAAATACAATAATTAAACTACCTATTATAGGAGAGAGACATATTGAATTCATTCCTGGCACCTGTTATGCCAAACAAAAATCATTAGATGGACTTAAAGTCCGTATTGTAAGACGTGTAGTTACAAGTATTGATGAAGTTATTATGATGTTTAATAGAATGTCTACTCGTCAAATTGACATTAATGAAATTCTTGAGAATCTACCAGATGGCACAATACCGCATCATTATTATTGCCCTATTTTTCAAGATATTATGAAAAATCCTGTTACAACAGTTGATGGTCATATTTATGATGAAAAAGCTATTTTAACTTGGTTTGAACATAAAAATACATCACCATTAACTGGTTTACCGCTTCCGAGTAAAACACTAGTTCGTCATAGTGAACTTAAAAAGGAAATAGATGCATTTTTAAGATCATTGTCGAGACTTATTATTGCTCATCAGCCCCAGTTGCCAGATGTGGCCACCCCGGAGCTTGGTGATACTACGGTAACCAGTGCCCAGTGAGAAGAAGGAGAAGTAACTTTAGATTGATTAATAGGAAATTTTCAGCTAAATAATAACTATCTTCTGAATGCGGCGAATGGATTGTAATTAATTTTGAAAAAATTGTCATTATCTTTTACACCATAAGTAGATTTCTGTTCTTTACACCAACACCCAATAGGAGGGTTTCTTTGTATTAAACAATCTTTATCGCTTTGGCACGGGGGAGGGGTTTGAACACAAAAATCATCCCATACATTCTTTTGTAATTGTTTTTTATGCATCATGTATAGTGATTCAGATTGATTGGAGAAATTTTCGGAAATAGATTTTATATTTTTTAAATTTACAAATATAAATATTATTGATACTAATACTAATAAACAATAAATTGTTTGCATATTCTATATTATAATATAATAAAAGATTTTAAAAATCCGATAGTAATATTTACTAAAACACTTAAAAATATGTTAGTTTTTATAAATTAGAATGCCCAGTGAAGTTATAAATTCATTGATAGATACTATAAAATTTGGTTATCTATTAAATATTAAAAACGATAGTAGTTTTTTTAATTTGTTTTTTAGCACGATAATTATTTTTTTAATTTCGTTTCTTCTCTCTAATGAAAATTTATTAGGGGATATTTTAAACTTTAATGAAACACTAGATAATATAATTTATTATATATATCAAAAAAATTATAATACTATAAATTTCAAAGGGGTTAGATGTTTTAAAACTACTGAATATAATACGCGGTCAGACCAGTTGTTTAGTAATCGCTTTCAGGCAATCTGGTACTATACAATAAAAACTATTAATAAAAATAGCAGCATTAATGAAATAGTAGAATTCTCAGAATCATGTAATATTTATGATGAATTTGGAACATCATATAGAACTCGAAAAAATGAAAAAAGAAAGAATCAACCGAGAGATATATATATAGTTAATCAGAGTAGAAAATTTTTACTTGCACCAGATATTTTCTGTAAAGTTAAATTTGAAAATCAAAAACTAGAAACAAAAAATAATCGAAACCCATGTTCTTCAACTGTAGAAACAATAACAATTAAAGTTTTTTCATATAACAAAACGATGCAAGAACTTACTAATTATATAGACGAAATAACCTTAAATTATGTAAAAGAGATACAAAATGTTAGAGTAGGAAAAAAGTATATATATACGTATTTAGGTAAGCCAGAAAATGTAGATGAATATGATTATGATAGATTTACTTCGTGGGAAGAGTGTGAATTTACTTCTACTCGAAATTTTGATAACTTATTTTTTGAAAATAAACAAACTCTTATTAGCAAAATTAATTTTTTTAAAGATAATCAAGACTGGTATGATAAAGAAGGACACCCTTGGACGTTTGGGTTAGGTTTACATGGGCAACCAGGCACTGGTAAAACATCAATTATTAAATGTATTGCTAATTTGTTAGATAGACATATAATTATCATTCCAATTAATAAAATAAAAACACAGAGAGAATTTTCTCAAGTTTATTTTGAAAGTACATATAATAAAGATAATGAATTTGGTTCTATTACTTTCGATAATAAAATAATCGTGTTTGAGGACTTAGATTGTATGGGTATAAGTGATATAGTACAAAAACGAAACAAAGAAGATGACCTTAGTATGAAAGAACCTAATATTTCTTCAAATAAAAGTGTAATAAAACGTTTAATAAAAAAAATAAATGAACATGAAGGAGATAATAAATATCTAGATGATTCAGAAATATTAGATACTGTAGATGACGGCTTCACTATGATACATCCTAAGGTTCAAGATAAAATTACATTATCTTATTTACTAAACATTATTGATGGAATTAGAGAAACTCCAGGAAGAATTCTAATTATAACTAGTAATCATTATGAAAAATTAGATAATGCATTGATACGACCAGGACGTATTGATTGCACATTAAAAATGAATAATGCATCATATGATACAATAAATTTAATGTTTAAAAAATATTATAGCATTACACTGGAAGAATTTAAATCCAGCTTTGATAATAATGATATTGATATTGATTTAGAGTTATTAAAAAATTATAATCTTTCTCCAGCCGAAATAGTAAATATACGTATGCATTCTTTTACACCTGAGATTTTTATAACTAATTTATATAAGTTACTTCATGGGAAATAAATATTCATGTGATGGGAATAGATAGATTGAATATTTACTTAAATCATCATTTAATAACGGATAAATAATAATACTTTCTTTCAACCAATTTACTGTATCGCAAAAATATGATAAATATGATGAATATTTACTCTCTGCAGGAGAATATATATTATTTTTATTTTTATTAATGGTACCTTTCTTTTCCTCTGAATTCAATTCAGGAGTCTTTTTTTGGCAATCTTTATTTGTATTATTTTTTGAAAGATAATCAATATATAGCTCTTTATAATTGCTCCAAAAATGAGGATATGATAATTTTGGATCAATACAATTAATTTTATGCGCTAAATTGTGCATGCAATGTTTTGAACAGATAGTTTGGTCATAAGCTTTATACTTAGTATTATTTGAATTTAAGAGTAATCCACATTCAATACAATTCATTTTTTTATACAGTAATATTACTTTATAAAAAAATAGTATTTCATTTTTTTTTCATTTTCAAATATTTAAAACACAAACTTAATATAGTTTGTACTATATATAGTAATGTATAATATTGTCGTAACGCGTGCAAAAAATGAACATGGATTTTTAGAAAATTTTATTAATCATTATTTAAATTTAGGATTTGATTTTATTTATATTTTTATTGAAAATGGTGAAAAATATGATATAATAAATTCAAAAGCTGCTTTTATTAGACATTATTATAAAGGAGATGAAGTCATACCATTAATTTTTAATAAATTTCTCAAATATTTAAGCAAAAAAAAGAAAATAGACTGGGTTCTTCATGTTGATGTTGATGAATTTTTGTTTTTAAAGAATAATATAAAAATACACGAGTACATTTATAAATTTGATAGAAAAAATATAGGGCAGTTTATTTTCAAATGGGCAATGATAGAAAATTTTCGCTCTATTGATTCAGAAAATAACTTTCAAAATATTGCGGAACAATGTAATCTATATTCTAATAATCATTATAAATCAATGATTAAATTAGAATATCTTAATTATGGAGGGCATCCACATTTCGCAAATATTATAAAAGATACATACTTGGATAATATCAAAATTGAATCTAAATTAAATGGGAATTGTCAAGAAAGTAATAATTATACTAATGCAATACTAGTGCATTATCATACAAGAAATTTAGAAAATATATTTGTTAAAGCATTAGCATGCAATTTAGGTCTTAAAAAAATTAACCCTGATATTATAAAGCAAAAATATTCAACTAATGAATTAAAATCAAAAATGGTAAAGCTGAAATTACCATTTGGACATGCAAAAGGTAATATCTTAAATAGAAAGAATATTGTACAAGTAATATTTAACACTAATACTAAAATAGATAATATTATTATACATAATATGTTGAAAGAAGTATGTAAACTATATAATGTAGACTATAATATAGTTATAAATTACATTAAAGATTTGGAATTACAATATTCTAAACATTTTCTTTGTGAATAGCCATTAACAATAGAATATTGTATATTTATTAATTTTAAATTGCTCATTTTAAATGCAAAACAACTTAAATATAGTACAAAGTTAATAAAGTTAATAAAGTTAGTGTTTCAAATATTTAAAAGTGTATAAGATTAAAAAAATTCTTTTTTAAATACTTTTTCTTCTATTGCTTTCCATTCTAAATCACTATATAGTTCTAGTAGAACATCTTTAAAAATTTTTATATCCAATTTTTCATTACCATACATATAAGTTAAAAATTGTCTTTTTACTAATATACTGTGTTTTATGTTTTCTTGTTTTAAATTTTTTAATATAATTTTTATCTCTTCGATAGCATCTTGCGAATTATCTCCAATTAAACCTACAATACTTTTAAGGGCATTAACATCCTCTTTTAATGTAGTTTCAATTGTTTTAAGTTGTATAAGATTATTTTCTAATTCATCTACATTTTCTTTTAACTCATCATTATTTTCTTTTAACTCATCATTTTCTTGTTTTAATACATTAACAGATTTTTGAACAGACGCTCTTAGTCTCATTCTTTTTATAGAGAATAAAGATACTCCTGAAAAAATGGCTACCATAATAAATGCTATGCCAGTTAACTGACTTGATATAACTATAAGAATAGTTCCTAAAGCCCCAGAACTTACTGATATTATAGTAAAGAAAGTATCCACAACTTTGGGTCCAACCTGTGGACATGGAATAAGAGATAATAACCCCATTATATTATTTAATTATAAACTATTTTAAAATTTTAAGTAAAATAAAAAAAGTTAATATTCAAATATCATCCAAAAATGTATTATTGCAAATATTTTTTAGTATTTTGTCTGAATTATCAGTTACTGATTTACTTGTTTCACTAATTAATTTAACAAATTCATCTTGCTCTGTAGGGTTATTCATATAATTAGGATGTTCATCTAGCCATATTTGTATATTTTTTATTTGCTTACACTCTATTTGTTTTAATGCTTTATTTATACACTCTTTATTACTATCTTTTTCCCATTCATCATTCTTGACATATAATGTTTCTCTCTTCTTATCCGTACAATGTAGCGGTCTTTCATATAATGAAAGTTTATTCATATTTTCTATAATTATATCACTAATTCCTTCGATATGACCTTTATCTTTTGTGTTCAATAAATTTTTCATCGATATTTCTATATTACCTATAAATTCATCCATCGATAATGCATCTTTACATTTCTCATTCAAAAAAACATTTATATTGAATTTCTGTTTTACTGTATTACTGATATTATTATTACTTCCCATTTGTGGAATCATACTTGTAATCGTTTTTCTTAATTCTTTATTCTCATCTATTAACTTATATACCAAATTCTTCATATCATCACCATCACTCTTCACTACCTGATTTTCTATCTTTTCTGAATTTTCTTTTGTTTTAACATAATCACATGATTTTTTATGTTTATACAAACTGGAATGGTGCATATATACTTTGCCACAATTACATATATATGTCTTTTGCTGTTTTTGAGAGTTTTGTGTAGTATTTTGTAGTCTCTCCTTATTTTTATGTTTTATGGTAATAATATGTTTTTCGAAATCACATTTTCTATTAGCATGATAGTCACATAATTTACAAAAATAAATTTCGCCGATTTTTTTAGACTTTTTGTCGCACATTTTGTAGTATAAATAGACTACATAAAAACTCTCTAAAATTTTTTAAAAATCATAAAAAATTTTATCATAAGAAAAAAAAATATGTTCACAATTACAAACAAAGCATAATGGTCTAAAACGTATTTTTTTCGTTTTTTTCAATTCTCAATTTCATTTTCTGAAATTGGACATAAAAAGTATGTCCAAAATTGAAAAATCGATCCAAGAATTGAAAAATGTTTGTTACTGAAAAAAAAAAGAGGAAATTAATTATGTATTTTTGTTAGCATTATGGAGTATAAAATACAAATTTAGCAAAATATGGAAAAAATTATTAAATATAATTATTACTATCAAGTATTTATTGATATACTAATTTAAATTTAACACTTTTATTATTAGTAAATATTTCACTTAATGGATTTTTAAATGAATTATTTTCTATTTTTGGCATTATATTATTTATTCTTTGTTCTTTAGATTTAACATCATCATTTTTTATCATTTCTTTAATAAAATTATTTATAAATTCTATTGATTCAGGTTTAACTGTATTATTGTTACCTGTAATTTGTGTTTCATGTAATCTATAATAGAGTAAAGATTCTTTAATATTATATATTTTTCCAAATTTTTTAAGAATTTTTAATTCTAACTCAAAATCTTCACAAGGTAATCTATTTTTACTATTATAATTACCTACTTCTAATATTTTACTTTTCCGAAAACATAATGTTGGATGATTTGCTATCCAATGAATAGGATTTTTCTTATATTCATCCCAAGTAAGTAATTCTTTATGATTTGTATTTCCACAATTTATCATTTTATCATTATCTTTTTTAAACATTGTAAAATCAGAACCACATAATACACAATCAGAATGTTTTTCCATAAATTGAATTTGTTTCATAAATCTATCTGGTTTCATTATATCATCGCTGTCCATTCTAAAAATTAATTCATTATTAGACATTTTTACTCCTTCATTTAAAGTAAATCCGAGTCCTTTATTTTCTCTTTTTTTATATAGAATTTTAATAAATCTACTTTTTTTATAAAAAATATCTAATTGCTTTTCCAACTCTTTTGTATGCTGGTCATCTGAGCCATCGTTTATCCATACAACTTCCATTCCAAAGTTACCGTTTTGCTGTAATATAGATTCTAAACATTCACATATATATTCTTCTTTTGTATTATAACTAGAAACCAAAACTGAAACCCATTCCTTTCTTGTTCGAAATTTATCAGGCAATTGTATACTATTTATTATATTATAATTTTTTTTTGTTGAACCCCATTCTTGATATGCAAAAACTTTTTTATGACCATTATATTCAACGCCTGTAGGATGGATAGGTAAAAAGTAGTAACTAGGATAAATTTTTAATTTTTCATAATTATAATTTTGAATTAGCTTAGTCAATAAACCAGGTCCTACGTTTACCCACGCTTGTTTTCCAGTTTTTTTAATACTAACATTATTATTTTTTATCCATTCAATAGCATCTTTACATAATTTATAATTTTTTGGAAAACACATAGTTCCTGTCGCTACAAGCCCTTCTCTTACCTTTTCGTTTTCATAACTACAAAATGAAAAATCGTCCTGTAAAAGTTCATTAAATGGTGCAATACATATTGAATCAGCGTCAACAAATAAACCACCATATTTATACAAAATTTCCCATCTTATTATATCAGCTTTTCCGTTTATCTCTTCAATTGAATTTATTTTATCTATACATTCAAAATTCATATTTCTTTTTTTAAATTCTTGTTCATTCCAAAATATATATTCAAAATCGGGATGCTTATCTTTCCATGTTTTCATCATGTTCACCGGCGCAGGACTAGGACCAATCCATAATTGATGTATTATTCTAGGTATTTTACTCATATTTATTATATATATATTATTATTTAAATATTTAATTGTCTAGAACTAATACTTCATGACCTTACAAAATAAAATTCAAGAAAATCAAGAAAATAACTTTAAAAAATTTTCTAATTACAAAAGATAAAGCTTTAGGAGAATGATTTGTCGTTTTATGAGAAAAAGATCAAAAGTAATGTATTAATAAAAATATATTAGTAAAAATAATAAAATTTAAAAAAAAAAATAATTATAAATGATTGGAACATCTATGTTAGAAAATATATTTTATAACAAATTTAAAGAAAATAGTAAATCTCAGACGGTTGATAAATCTCAGACGGTTGATAAATCTAAGACGGTTGATAAATCTCAGACGGTTGATAAATCTCAGACGGTTGATAAATCTCAGACGGTTGATAAATCTCAGACGGTTGATAAATCTGACACGGTTGATAAATCTCAGACGGTTGATAAATCTGACACGGTTGATATTATTAATGAATTAATTGTGTTACCAAAAATATTAGAATTGTCGGATGTTATAATTGGAGATATAGTAAACTATAATAACAGTCATAAGTATTTTAGAAATAAAGGTATCTTTTTGAAGAATGATAAAATACAAAATTTACAAAATTTAATTAGTAAATTAGATAAAGATTTTTTAAATATATTTATTTTTGGTAACATTTTGGCAAGTGATTATGAAAATCTAGAAAAATCTCTAAAAAATATAAATTTTAAATTTAACTTAATTATCTATTCGTCTAAGGTAACTTTTAATGATAAATTTATATCAATTTGTAATTTAAAAAATTTAAGAATGATTTATGCTGAAAATATGAATATAGATAATAGTAAAGTGGTCCCTATATTTAAAGGTATCAATTTTGAAAAAATCACAAATAATAATTATTCATCAATTAAAGAAATATTTAATCAATCCATATTCAAAAAAGATAAGCTGATATTTTCAAGTTTTAATTTGAAAAATGGAATGATTAGAAGTAGACGCTTGGCGAATGAATTCTCAATAAAAAATGGGATAAACAATAGCGAAGTAACTAATTATGAAGAATATTTAGTCAATTTATCTCAGCACAAATTTTGTATATGTCCTCCTAGTTTTGCTATTGATACGTATAGACTTTACGAATGTTTATGTTTAAAAACTATTCCCATATGTATTAAAAGCGCGTTTACAGAATATTTAAAAAAAATTTATCCTATAATTGTTTTAGATAAGTGGGAAGATTTGGATATAAATAATTTAGATAAATTTTATATAAAAGCTAGCTGGGATAATTATGACAAATTAAAAATTATAAATACAATTCACAATTAAAAATTGAATTGGTTTTACGTGAATTTAAATTTTTAATTAATTTACATGTCCTTTGATAATAATGATATGTTAATTGTGCAAAATATTTTTAACAATTTAAAAGAAGTAATTAAATGGGCTACAACTAAACCTGATAAATTAGAGAAATGTAAACATATGACAATTAAACGGAAAAGAGATATAGAGAAAGAAAAAGAAAAAGTATGGGGCAATTTAATGATTGGGCAAACTAACAATGGTCAGTGGACTACGAAATTAGGAGAAACATTAGTTTTTGTTATTTTGCGTCTTATTGGAGAAAACCCATTTAAACCATCATCTATTAATGGATTCCAACCGGACTGGGAAAGTGATAACTATATATGGGAAGTAAAGACTTCCAATTGGTGGGTAGATGGAACAGCAGGAGAGAAAGTACTTGGCACATGGATTAAGTATCAAGAAATTCCAGAATTATATAAAAAACCTTTACGTATCGTTTGTGTAGCATATCAAGAAGAAGAAATGACAAATGGTAAGACACCATATTTTGGAAATAATATAAGTGAAAAAACAAAACAAGTGCTTGAATTAGCTAAAAGTTGGGGAATTGAATATATTAGTTTTAGTCAGCTAATATCTTCAATAAATAATGAATTATTAATTATAAATAATAAGTTCAGTAGTTCTTGATTCTGGATTTTTAGAATTTATGGCTCTCCTTGCGGCAACCTTACATATCTTGTATTCTGAAAATGAATCTTTAACAATTTCTACATCTGAATTGCACATTACAAAGTAGATTTTTTTACTTTCATCTTTTTTATTAACTTCTTGAAGTTCATTAACTTCATTTAGTTGATTAAGATTTTTAGTTTCGGTAAATAGTTGTTTATGCATTTCTATTGTAAATCCATCCGCGATATATCCAACAAAAGATTTACTTGTTTCTGGCGCATATGGAGGGTCTAGATAAACAAAGTCACCTGCTTTAACATTTTTTATAGATTTACTAAAATTATCCACTTTAAATTCTACATCTTTAACTAATTCACTAATTTTATCTATTTCTGATTTACTAATTATAGTAGGTGTTTTTTTGTAATGACCAAATGGAACATTAAAACCATTCGGTCCTTCACGGTAAATTCCTCTGAAACAAGTTTTATTTAAAAACATAAATATAGCCGAACATTCTATTGTACTCTTATCGATTTCATTATATTTTTTCCTTATCCAATAATAATAACTCTCTTTAGATGTTTTTGCATCTACTATAGTAGCTGGATTTCTATTAATTAGGGTTCCTTTTATATTATCATATTCTTTAATATATAAATCTATAAATTTAAATAGCTCATCTTTGTTTTTTTGTATATTTTTATATACGTTAATAAGAGCAATATTTATATCGTAAGCGTAAATTTTATTTTTTATCTTAATTTTATTTAATTTCTGTAATGACAAAACCGCTAACAAGATACTTCCGCCTCCTAAAAATAATTCATGATAGTTTTCCATTTCACTGGGAAATTTAGATATTACTTCTTTTAAAATTTGTGTTTTTCCACCTACCCATTTAAGAAATGGCTTTTCTACTTTTATTTTGTTTAAATCTAAATCATGAAGCGTATTATTGTCATTTAATGTAATTTTATCAAATTCAGAATCAATCATTTATTTTTATATTTGTTATTATTTATAACATAATAATTCAATTTTAAATTTTATTGTTAATTGATTTTTCTATTATTTCCAACGATTTATTTATTTGAGACTTATCAATTATAAGCGGGGGTGTGATTCTAATAATTTTATCTCTCGTAATATTTGTCAGTAATCCATTATTTTTAAGATTTTCTAGACACTCCTCTGCTTTTTTATTATCTATAAATTCGATTGCATTCATTAATCCTTTACCTCTTATATCAGTAACGCCTTTAAGATTGATATTTTTTAATTCTTCTCTGAAATATTTTCCCATTTTATATGAATTTTCCACTAAATTTTCATTTAAAATTATCTTTACTGCTTCCATACTTATATATGCTGCCAATGGATTACCACCATATGTAGAACCATGTGTACCAGGCGTTAAAACATCCATAACTTCTGTGTTTGATAATACTCCTGAAATTGGATAAACTCCTCCCGATAATGATTTACCTAATATTAATAAATCTGGTTTCACATTGTTGTAATCGCACGCCAATAATTTACCCGTTCTTCCTAGCCCAGTTTGAACTTCATCCGCTATTAACAAAACATTATGTTTTTTACATATATTAGATACTTCATTCATATAATTTTCATTAGGAATAATAACACCCGCTTCTCCTTGTATTGGTTCAATCATAAAAGATGCTATATTTTTATTGCTTTTTAATTTTTTTTCTAATGCAGCTGAATTATTATATTCTACTAATTCCATGCCAGGTGTATAAGGACCAAAGTTTTCATAACACTTTCTGTCATTAGATGATGATGCTGCAGATATAGTTCTCCCCCAAAAATTATTTGTTGCGAATAAATTTATGCATTTATTTTTTGGTATATTCTTTTTTTCATATCCCCATTTTCTAGATATTTTTAAAGCTGTTTCACCGGCTTCTACGCCCGTATTCATTGGAATAAACTTTTCATAGTTAAAAGTATTTGATAGTAATTCACATAAATCTCCTAATCTATTATTATAAAATGCGCGAGATGTTAATGTTAATTTTTTTGATTGCGAATTGATTGCTTTTAAAAGTGTAGGATGACAATGACCTTGATTTACAGCGCCATAACCAGAGAGAAAATCTATATATTTTTTATTATTTACATCAGTTAGATAAATACCTTTACCCTTTTTAATTACTACATGTAATGGATTGTAATTTTTTGCCCCAAATAATAATTCTTTTTTTATTATTTTATGCATTTTATTCATTATTTTCAATATATATTTAAAGTATTTTAATCGCAAATATTTAACATAAAGTATTTTAATTTTAATAACGCGCAAAAGAGGAGTGCGCGAGTGATAACGCTCAAAAAGAGCAGTGCGCGGGCGATAACGCGCCAAGAAATAAAAAATTGAAGGATAAAGTAAAAGGAAGGTAGGGGTAGGTATGGAAGAGATAGTATCAAATATGTTAA